CTGCTTTGGGAGCAGAGGGTCGCGAGTTCGAATCCCGCCGCCCCGACCATCTATCTCATTGAGCCGAAAGGGATTTTCCCTCTCGGCTCAATTCTTTTGTGGGCCGATTTGTCTATCGAATCGGGGTGTGTCTATCGCACCGCTGAAGTCCTCCGGGCCTTCTTCCGCCGGATGTAGTCCGCGGTCTGCTGCTCGGTGGTGTGGTCCAGCAGCGTATTCGCCCCAGTAATTCCTTCGCTCTCGTCCTTGTCGGTGGCCGCTTTTGCGCGCAGGTCGCGCAGCATGGTGGGCGGCAGATTGGCTCGTGCGCGGGCCTTCTGCCAGGCCGACGACAGCGCCTCATACGTCCATGGCGTTCCATCCATGCCGATGAACAGGTAGGGCGTCACCACGCGCTGGTGTGCACGCTTCTTCCCCGCCTGGGCGTCTTTGATGGCCTTGAGGCGTTGCACCACCGCCTTCAGCCTTGAGGTCCACTCCACGATCACCGGTCGCGATGTGCGCTCGGTCTTGTCCCGTCGCACGAAGATCCCGTCCGCACAGACGTGCGGTTCATCTGGCTGCTCCGGATCCCGCTCAGCGCGCAGGCGCAGAAGCACTCCCACGTCCGCCCCGGTGAGGAAAGCCATCTCCAGGAAGCAGGCCAAGGTGATGCCGGTGGGTGTTCGGCGGCCGTTGGCGCCATACAGCCCAGCGATCTTCACTCGCCTGAGTTCGCTGTCGGTGATGTAGCGCTCCCGCGGTGCACTGCCCATAGTCGGAATCGCGGTGACCGGATTGCTGCCTGCCTTTCGGTAGCCCTTTAGCTCAGCCAGTTGGAAGATGCTGCGCAGCTGTGACCGGAACAGGTCATGGGTTCGGGCCATCTCCTGAAACGGCTTGAGGAACTCGTAGCAGTCCGGGGTCTCCACCTCGCCCGCGTTCAGGTCCTTGAAGCTCTCGGCGATGACAGCGGCCCGGCGCTTCTCGTCCACCTGGGTCTTCGCCGCATGCTTCGACATCACTTCATCCTCCCACTCCGACACCAGCTTGGGCATGGCATCCGAGCGGTCGCGCTTCCCCATCTCGTCAGCCAGCTTGCGATAGAAGGCGGGTAGCCCTTCCGTGACGCGCGTGAGCGGCACCCACACCGGTTTCCCTTCCTTTCGGTTGAGCCAGTAATAGCGGCCATGCTTCTCTGTTGTTCCTCTCACTGGGCCCTTGCCCATCAACGGCTCCCCACCTTGCGCTTGCCGGCGACTACCGGCGGCTTGACGCGGCCCCGTGGCGGCGAGGAATTGCCGCTGCACACCGCCTCGAAGTGCGGGCGCTCCAGCACCACCGAACCCGCGCGGAGATATGCCCTACTGAAGCCCCGAGTGTGCAGCTCGCGCAGCTGGTCGGCGGCGCGCTTGTAACGCGTGAGGTCCACCAGCTCAGCCTGTGTGAGGGTCAGAGGAGGGCGCTCGCCCTTTGGTTGCTCATCCATTCTTGTCTCCCTGGGAGACGATCACCGCGTCACCAGTCTGGCCGTCCTCGCTATAAGCGCCCCCCGCGCTTCGATACTTTCTTTCCGGAATGCGCGAGCGAATCCAGTCGTACAGCCTCAACTTGGACCGAGCCTCTTCCAGCGCCGCCTTCACGTAGTCGGCCACGGCAAAGGGGTTGCCAATGGCCTCGATCCACAGGGGCTCTGTCGGGGAGCCAGCGGGCGCGATGCCAGCCGCCTCCCGGCACGCCGCGAGTTGCGATCTGTAGCCGTCGCGTTCTTGCTGCGCCTCATCCAGCGCCGCCAGCAGGGAGCGGATGGCCTCTGGGTTGCAGGCGGCGATGTGGCGGCCGATGGCTTCCTTTTCGGCGGTGCTCGACCACGGTCCGGTGACGTGCGCCCAGAAGTGGTTGTAGCCCTGCGCGTTCAGCGAGTAGACGAAGGCGTCTTGATTCTCGGCTGTTTGCCACGGCGCTTGCGGTGGCACGTGGCTGACCGCCTGGCGGATCTTGGTGATGTGGTCGGTCATCCTTGCCCTCCTTCAGGCATTGCAGCAGCACGGCGGTTCCAGGCTTCCGCTGTATCTTCAAGGTGCTGCGTGTCGGCGTCAGGGCCTTCGGCGCCGCAGCGGCAGCAGAACATGTGGTGAGCGCAATGGACGATGTTGATGCCGCCACAGAACGGGCACGGCTTCAGGTCAGTTCCCATCGCTGCCTCCCTGGGTGCGTTGCTTGGCCCGCTCCCATGCCTGGACTTCGCGCGGCGTCATGAACGAGTAATCGTCATTGCCACATGTGGGGCAGACGCTTTGCGTGACGCTGACGCCGCCCAGAGTGCCTGGCACCTTGGCCAGGTCGGTCTCGAAGCCCCGCCACTTGCAGCGGGTTCGGCCGCATCGGATCGGCGCAGTGCCGTATTGAGGTAGTGCCATCACTCGCCTCCTTGGGTGGAGCGGAGGGCGGCGGGGTATGGCACTGGCGGGGACCAGCCGCGCGTCCCCATGATCCGCACCGCCTCGTCCAACTGGCGACGCATGTAGTCCGCATCGGCTCGCGTCAGGATGGCCTCAGTCAGGGTCTGCAATGCGGGGAATGCATCCTGCTCACCCGTGAGCGCAGGGGCGGCGGTGTAGACCGGGTACACCTTGAGCAGCGCGTCAAGCTCGGCACCGTAGCCGGGCTTTTTGTTGCCGTGGGAGTAAACCGGCTTGTGCCCGCCACCCATAGCGGGCCACCACGTGATCCATCCTTCAATTGCCGGCCGTGCCGCCCGGGGTTGCGGGGTGGTACGAAGCAGAGCGGCGGCCTGGGTGCAGACTTCTGCGTCCAGGTGATCCCACGAGTGATTCCTCGTGTAGTTGATCGCCATCGCGGCCAACTTTGCAGCGATGACCGCCACCGGCTGTGCCGCCTGGGGTTGCGGGGTGGCGAGTGCTTCATCACTCAATTCCAGGAAGATTCGGCATTGCTCCGAAAGGCTGGGGCCAATGTCATCACCGTGATACGACAAAATTTCGCCGATCAGAGAAACCCCGTGCTTCAGACTAGATTGGATGGTCGGCATCTGGTCAGGCGTGCGCATGTCCGGCTCTTCCTTCGCTTCGGCAGGGGCGGGGGAGGCGGCCACAAGGGGGATCGATTCCGGATCGTCGGCATAGAGCCAGTCGGCCGCAGTCTCGACCGTTGCTGTGCCTGGTGAGGGCCCACCATCGGCCCACCAGGTCACAACATCAAGGCCGGCGGCCGAGTGCTTAAGCCACTCAAGAACCGACGCGCGCATGTCTCCCACGGGGAATCCGATGCGCGGCACCTGGCCCGGCTCGCGCGAGATGAAGAAATAACGGAAGCCACCGGCAGGCACTGCCTGCGCTGCCAGAGCGGCGCGGACCTGCTCCAAGGTAAATAGCGGCACGCTTCGCTCTGCAGGGCTCGCGACAGGGATTGAGAACGCGGTTGCGGTGTGCTCACCGTGGCTGAACTTCTCCAGGTCTGACGGATACATGTGAACGTTGGAATCGTCTTCCGTCAGCCCTGCGGCTTGTGTGGTGTCGGTCATGTCAGTCCTCAGCAGGCTCATGGGTGGCTTCAAAAATATCCGGCTTGCAGGGGTAGTGCTCGCCCTTCACGCCAGTGATGATCCAGTCGCCCGGGGTGACGATGTGTCCTCCCTCAAGCGTCGGACACCAGCCAAACGGAGCATCAGCCTTGAGGACTGCCGGATGGTCACCGTCCTTGAACCATTGCGCTGCTTCGATCACAACGGGCTTCTTGCGAAACTTGCTCATGTCATTCCCCTTTGATGCCGTGGGCGTGCTCGGCCCAGCGGACAGCCTTGCGCATGGTCTTGTCGGTGCACGGGCAGAAGGGGTTGTCTGTGCTGAACGTCTCTTTGCGCCCCGCCTCGATCTGCTCATCCGTCAGCGGCCCGCGCGCCTCTTGCTGGCGGTAGGCGGCGAGGGCGTCTCGGGCCGCGATCAGGCGAGCCCGGTCTTCGTTGCGCTCGTCCTTGGAAAGCGGAGTACCCGCCCGGCAATAGGCTTCATCCAGCCCCCGTAGCGCCTCCGCCAGTTGCTTCTCAATGGTGGTCATGGCTGCTCCTGTCGCCCCGGCGTCCGAGGCGGTTTGAATAGAATGGGCGATCAACTTCACTGGGGGTTTGTATGGACCAGGAAGGATGGGAGGCCGCAGTGATGGCTGAGGCCACGCCCAGCGGCAGATTTCGTCCGGTTCTCGTGATGTCGCGCGTTGATGGCGCCGAGGTGTCGGACGTTGCCGTTCCGTTGGAAGGTGAATACGACGACCGCCTGGCCGCCGAGGAGGCGGGGAAGGACGCTTTGGCCGCGATGGTTCGTCATTGCTGAGCGTCCTCGCGAAGTGCTTCATCAATTGCTTCGCGGAGCGCCAGCAGGCTCTCCCGGGTGTGGAGCGAGATGCTCTGAGCAGGCTCGTGCACACCCTCTTCCGTGGTTGCAGCCGAAGAGATGATGAGACCAGGCTGGCGGCGTGCGATGGTCGGCGTATCGGGCGCGTTGCGCCGCCAAGTCGCGACCAGTCCGTAAAAGCCCAGCACCTTGGCGCCGGTGATGAAGGGGTTCGCGCTCATCGCTGCTCCTGCTGCCCGGGCATTGCCCAGGCGCTTCGTGTGTCGATACGGTCCCCGTTGGCGAGGTAGAAGGAGGAGGTGTCGTCGTCCTCTTCCTGGTCGGGTGCGTGGGTGGGGAGGTCGTCGACTTCCTCCCAGCGGGGTTGGGCCTGGGCCCTGAGGCGTGCTCGGCGTGACATGGCGATCACCCGGCAATAGCGACCATGAGGCCACCTGCCAGAACCCAGCCCGAGTACTCCACCTTGAAGTAGAGGCCGGCCATGCCGAGAGCCACCAGCGCGATGGCGAGAATTGCCTGTACGACCTGCTTCATGCTGGCACCTCGGCGCTGGTCTTCAGTTGCGGGCGGGCGCTGTCGGCGGCGGCAGCCGCGGCGGCCTTGGCCTCAGCTTCCTTGCGTTGACGTTCATCGCTCTCGGCGTGCATCGAGGCGACAAAAGCCGGCAGAGGGTCGGTAGGCATGTCGTCATCGCGCATGGGCATCGTCAGGACCAGGAAGTTCGGGGCCGACGGAAAGCGCGTGAGGACAATCCCGCCGTCCTTATGGGTCCAGTGCCTGCAGCCATTGAAGCGGCTGTCAGCCGCCAACTTGGTAGCCCTGCCGATGGCTTCGACATACCGTGCAGCCACGCAGCCCTTGAGGCCCGGTTCGAGGCTTTCCGCCAGGCGTGGGATCACCCTGGAGACATCCGGAAAGTTCCCAGTGACATCTGGCGACCCCGATTGGATGAACGTCTCAAGGCCGTCAGCTTCGGACCAGTTTTTGAGCTCTTGCCCGACTGATTCGATGACCGTCAGGCGGTCATTCTTGAGACCGACGAATGCTGCGCGCGGCTTCTTCGCAGCTGCGATCAGACCCTTGCTGCAGGTGAAGATCCGGCGGCGGTCCGTGCGTCCTTCCTTGCAGTAGGCCGCGGCCAACTGGTGCCCGTTGGTGGCGGCCACAATTACGCCGCCGTCCGGGTGGGGCTCCACCGCGAAACCGTTCAGGTAGTAGCGGATGTCGTGCTCCGCGCGGAACGGTGCCACGAAGGCAAAGGCTCGGGCCGGGAAGAACACCGGCGGGTTGGTTTCGATGCTCGTGCTCATGCTGCCCTCCTTGCCTTGGTGAGTTCGTCCGCGATGGCCAGTGACCGCCGCCGGATGAATGCGGGGTCCCGGCCTTCCGTTTCGCCGTGGATGAGCATGCCGACCGTAGACACCAGCAGAGCGGCATCGTGGAACGTGGCGCCGATGGGCGCGGCCTGGTCGGCCGGGAGGATGGGCCCGTTGATGCCCTTCGGTGCACGCTGGGCTTTCACCGCCACCCAGACCGCCAGGAAGGAGATCAGGGTGTTGATGGACACCAGCAGGGCGATGGTGGTGGGGGTCATGCGGCACCGCCATTCAGTTGCTCGAAGCGCTGCAGGAAGGCTCGCTTCGCCTGCTCAGGCACCCAGGGGCGAATGCGGCGCTCCAGCGGCTCGATCCCTTCCAGCATCGTCCACACATGGCCTTCACCGGTGCGCATGAGGTCTCGCTGTTCGGTCTTCAGCAGAACCAAGTCGGCATGCTTGATGCACGGCGGCAGCTTTGCATCCAGACCGAAGCGAGTTAGCACCGCAGCTTCGACGCGTTTCTCGATCGCCTTGTAGTCCGGCAGCAGCATCTTGAGCGGCTTTGCAACGTCACCGATGAATGCCTCGGCGGCGTCGTGAAGCAGGCCCTCCAGCGCGAATGCCGGCGGAACCGTGTAGCTCACCAGCACTGAATGCTGGGCCACGCTGTAGAACTCCCGGCAGTGGCCGGTGAAGCGGCAGATGTTGGCCAGGCCGTGGGCGATGTCCTCAATGCTGAAGACCGATTCTTCCGGACGCTCGAAGCTGAAGTAGTTGCCTGACGCGGTCAGGATCGTGGGGCCGCGCACGCCGGCCACCAGGGCCGGGCGGTCTTGCAGGGCGGCGCTCATGCTGCCTTCCCCAGGCTCACCAGAACGCCGGTCTTCAGGAACCGATCGGATCCGATGTCCAGCAGCTTGATCAGGTCCGATCGCTTGAACAGCGTCGCTGCGCCGCGCTTCACCCCCACCAGGCCCAGAGAGGCCATGCCGGCGGCGTCGATCTTGAATGGGCGAATCTCGGCGTTGATGTCGTTCATCGTCAGCGTCGGCTCCTCCACCAGTTCGGCGGTCGGCTGGCGGACCTGGGTCACGGGCTCAGCCACCGGCACGATGGCGGGGCGCGCGGCTGCTTCTTCAGCCTGCCGGGCGGCCAGCGCTTCCGCTTCGGCGGCCTCGCGCTCGGCGATGTCTGCCAGTCGGGCGGTCTCCTCCGCTTCCTCGCGGCGCAGGGCGCCGGGCAGGGCGGCATTCAGGTGCTCCAGCACCAGGGTGTGCTTCTGCTGTGCTTCCTCCAGGCGGTCGCCGAATGTGTCCACGCTGGGGGCGTTGGAGCTGGCCAGCAGCACGGCGGCGTTGATCTGGGCCGATGCAGTCTGCTCGGTGAAGGTCAGCAGCCGATCAAACTCGGCGAAGCGAGCGGTGACGCGGGCGGCGAACTCCTCGGCCTGGCGCAGCTTGGCCAGCCGCTCCGCTTCAAGCGCGGCCTGTTGGGCGGAGATCTGACGCTGCTGCTCTGCCAGTCGCTCGGCGGCCTCAGCCTGCTCCCGGGCAACCCGGGCCTGCTCCTCGGCCACTTGGCGCTGGCGCTCCGCCTCTGCCTCCTTCGCCTCGGTCTGCTCCAGCAGGAACTTCAGGGAGGCGATGGTCTCGGCCCGGGCGGTCGCGGCATCTTCGGCGAACTCCTCCCAGGCGGCCGGGTCGATCTCGATCCCTTCCACGGCAGCCACAGCATTGCGGACCCTCTCTGAGGGCAGGCCCTGAGCCCGGGTGAGGCATGCGCGGATCTTCTCGATGGCGGACCGGTGGGCGGCCACGCGCTCCGCTTCGATACGGACCTTCTCGGCGCGGATGGCTTCCTTGCGGGACTCTTCCGCCTTGATCTGCGCATCGATCGGCTGCTCCAGCTCCAGGATCTCGCCGGTGATTCGCTTGGCCTGCGCGTCAATGACCTTGCCCATTTCCAGCACTGGCGCTTTGAAGGCTTGGCGCCTCTTCTCAAGGTCGTTGCGCAGCGTCACCAGCTCCAGGCGGGCAGCGCGGGCGGCCTTGTCGCCTGCGGTCGTAGTCAGGTCGAACTGCACGTCGGCGTGACGCTTTCGCAGGTCGACCAGGGCCGCTTCGGTCTTGCTGAACTGGACGACAGCCTTGCCGTCCGTGATGTCTGCGCGGTCGATCAGTTCGTCCGCGACTTCAATGGTTTCGCTCATTGGGTGCTCCTCAGAAGTCGTCAAGGGATGCGAGCGCTTCGGCCACAGGCTTGGGCGCGCGGATGGGGGTGGCGGGTGCTGCGGGCGCCTTCGGCTCTTCCCATGGCGCGGGGTGGCCCGCGGCGGCCATGGCGGCCAGCTCGGCCGGGTCGGCGTGGGCGCGGTCGAACTCGTCCACCACCTGGCGGTAATAGCGGCGCGCGGCCTGCACCTTGTCCTGGATCAGTGCCTCCAGCGCGCGGTCCCGCATCACCGTCCAGGTGGTCCAGCGATGGCGCTCGGCGATGTGGTCCACGAAGTGCAGATGCTGCGGTTCCAGGCCGATGTACTCCTCAGGCGTGCTCACCAGCACGTAGTCCACGCTCCAGGTCTCCGCGTCCCACAGCGCCATGTATCCACGCATCTGCCATTCGTAGCCGCTGTCGTAGCAGTCGGCCAGGACGATGGGCATGGACTCCATGGAGTAGGGTGCCTTGATGTCCCGGCCGTGGCCCAACGGGGCGTCGAAGATGTCGCATTCGCCGCTGATGAGGCCGTTGTTCCTGCGCTCGCCGTTCTTCACCAGCGGGCGGCCGGTCAGGCGGGCCAGCAGGGCGATGCACTCCTCCTCCACGGCGCGGCCCTTCAGGATCGGACGGGTCTCGATGTCCGCCGGCTCGAAACCGTAGATGGCCTCGCGCACCAGCTCGCGGACGTGAGTCTTACCGCCGGCCGACAGGCTGTGCCGGCGCGCGTGCTCCAGCAGCGCCTTCTCCTCGTCGGTGCGCTTCGTCTTGGCGATCACAGCCTTGACCTCGGGGGTCAGGTAGAGCGGGTCCAGGTCGGCGTTCTCCGGCTTCGCCATCAGGCGGCCGATGCTGCTGCAGCGGACGATGAGGTCGCTCATTGGGCCTCCCCGTCAGCGCGCCGGGCGGCCTTGCGCATGTCGCCGAAGTCCTTGCTGAGTTCGGCGCGGTCCGTATCCGTCAGCGAGCCCCACCAGGCGGTCAGCTTCTTCATGCCCTCCAGCGCGGCGGCGCGGCCGGCTGCGCGCAGCTCCTCGCCATGCTCGGACTCGGCCTCACCCTTCTGCTGGCGGGCATGCTTTGCCTCGTCGTCTTCGCCACCTGTGGGGGTGCCGGTGATGGCGAGCATCGACTGGCGCTTCAGGTAGGTGCAGGTCGACTGCGCGTTCTGGGTCGGGGAATTGACGCTCTGGGTGTCGGCGGGCCCGTCCAGCGCCAGTTCGTCGCGCCCGCCGGCTCGGTGCGTCAGGATGCAGACGACCCACACCCACGGCGTGCGGACCTCTTCCCCGTTCCGGGTCTCGGTCTTCGATCCGAACTCTTCCTTGTGGCGGATGCCAAAGCCGTGTTTTGCAAGCGCCGGCTTGATCAGGTTGCAGGCCACATCGAATTCGGCCTGGGCGAAGGAACCGCCGCGCCCACGGTCCACGTGCTTGGTCTTCGGGACAATGATGTTCTCGCCGGTGAAGCCCACGAACGCGGCCTCGAATGCGATCTCCTCGGCCCGCTTGATCTCCTGCTGCTGCAGCTCACGGTACCGAAGGTTCATTTGCATCAGGCGCTCCAAGCGCTCGATGTCCTTGTCTCCCGCCTCCATGGCGACCTGCAGCAGGTCTGCCGGCGTGACGGCAGCGCGCGGCTGGAGCGCTACGGCGGCGGTTTGTTGCAGCGCGGGCACCTGGGCGCCCGGCAGCGGCTGCAGTTCGAGCACGGGGCTCGCTTCCTGCGCGATTGCGTTCATTGCTCTCTCCGTTGAAAAAGGTGGGGCGGCCTTGGCTCCACGCGTCAGCGCTTCAAAGCCTCAGCGGCGCCCCGGTGAGGGGTCAGATATGGCAGTCCACGACCGTCAGCGGCGTGTCGTCCGGCAGCGCGTCCAACATCTCGTTCACCTTGGCGTTCCAGTCGGCCTGAGACTCGGCGTCGGTGGACATCCCGAACCAACCCATCTCGCCCTTTGCGATCCATTGCCCGTCTTTCACGACGGCATAGAGCACGGATGCGCGATCACGGGCCTGCTGTATGAATTGATCGCGGGGCGTCGCGTATTGATCAACGCTGTGGAGCGGATAGTCGAAGACCTTGCGCATGCCTTGAACGGCCGGCTGCTCACCGTAGGCGGCGCGTGCCGCATCGATGTTCCCTTTGTGCTCCACGTCTCGCATCTGGTCCCACGAGATCCAGGTCGCCTCGCCTCGCGCGGCTGCCGCTTTATCCCAGTCGGCGGCGGCTTCGGCGCCGGCCTCATCCCGCATGCCGCTGAAATCGACAGCCCCCTTCGTCGTAACGTCGGCACGTCCGGGTCCGCTATTGGCGCAGGAGCCCATGATCCCAGGGCGCCCAACTTCTCCATCGGCGCCATGACGCAACTTCAGGAAGCCACTCCAACGCCCGCCGACGACCCACCAGTCCCAAGTCTTGTTGGGGTTGGTCCGGTTCACTGCCTTCACCAGTTGTCCGCTCTTGACAATGGCGTAGCCGAACTTGTGTTCGCAGTCGTCACCCGCCTTGTCGACCTCCGATTCGTCGGCGACGATCTTGTCTTCGAGTCCGTGGTAGCCGAGAGCATCCTCCAGTGACAGAGCATCGTCACCAGTCATCAGCCCACGAATTTCTTCGGTGACATCGACGTCTTGGACGTACTCATCGTTCTTGCCCGTGCACTCGAATTCGTGATATGGCGCAAGTTGCTTCTCGACGTCATTGCCGATGACGAGGACTCCGAAATGACTCATGTGGTTCTCCAGTGATGTGATAGCGCCTCAGCGCCGGGTGATTCAGGTCAGCATTGCCGGCAGAGCCAGCATCAGGACGATCAGCAGAGCTGCAGCGAAGGTGCCGCCGATGCGGGTGAGGGATCCGATTGCTTCGGTAGCGATCGGGTCGAGGTGGTCGGGGCCGCTCATTTCGCTGCCGCCGTCAGCACCAGCACAAGGTGGGTGCCGAAGATGGTGCAAAACACGATGGCGAGGCCCAGACCCAAAGCGCGGGCGGCGCTCATCTCGTCACTGCGGCGGCGGGTCATGCAGCCTCCGGTGCGGGCGAGGTGGGGGCGGGGCCCACGCGGACGATCTGGCGCGGCCCGGAGTAGACGGGCAGGGCGGCGGTGCGCAGGATCCGCTCTTCCTCGATCTGCAGCGTGATGGCCCGCACGCGGCTGGCCTGCTTGTCCAGCGCGAGCTGCATCTGGTCCCGAGCCTGCTTGGCATCGAGCGCGCGCTGCAGGACCTCCAGCCTCTTGGTGTGGGACTCAGTCGCGGCGGCCTCAGCCATCAGCGCGTCGAAGAGCGCGCTCTGTTCGTTGACCAGGGTGATCTGCATGTCCAGCGTGCGCTTCTCGCTGGCGAGATCGTCTTGGAGGTTGGTGACTTCCATGACCGCCTCACAGAGCCGACTTGGCCGCGAAGTGCACCGCCTGAGCGCGGGCTCGGCGCGACGCCACACGGGCGGGCTTCGGCGCTACGATCAAAGGGAAGCCCAGCGGGTTCGCCCGGCGCTGTTGCTTGGCCTTCGCGGCGGCTTCGAAGCTGAGGATCTGTGCCATCTGGGTTCTCCTGAACGCGTTGAGGGATGCGTTGGGGAGAAATTTAGCGCAACGCTAAACAGTTGGCAATAGCGAAACGCTAAATTTTTGAGGGGGTAAAAACTATGAGATGGATGCGATGCCTTGTGCCGGTGGCGTTTGCCGCTTTGACACTCGGGGGCGGGGCGGCTCACGGCCAAGCCAAGGTCTTTGGGCTGGCCCTGGGCGAAAGGCTCCCCACGCTCCCGAGGTGCCCGGATGACGTTAGTCAACAGCCGAAGGAGATGTGCGTACGGTCGGGGGACGGTTGGACGTGGGTGGTGCAGCCGGCGGGGAGGTATCCGGCCTGGGCTGATTACGTTTCCATGCGGCTGTCGCTGGGGCCGTCACGCCGCGTTGATGAGCTGCTGCTTAGCTTGCACCCCGGCACAAAACCGGCGGAGGTCGTTGAAAGCCTCACGGCGAGGTTTGGCAGGCCAGTCTCTGCGCTCCAGGACCGGGATCTCCGCGTTTGGCGCTGGCGCGGCGAAGGGATCGCAGCGGGGCTCGTGTGTTCTTCCGGCTGTCGCCTGGAGTTCCAGTCGGCCGACGCGCTGCGGGAGCAAGAGGAGCGAGCTGCGGCAAAGAAACGGGTGGACCAGGGGCGTCTCACGACGCCTTGAATGCCTCCCAAGAATGAGAAAGCCCGCTTTAGGCGGGCTCAGTCTTGCGTGGAAGCTGACCTATGCGGCGCGTTTATGCGGCAGCTGGGGGGCGTCAGACAACCCCGATGCCGCTTCGTCGGTTGCCGGCGGTTCCTTTTCTTGGCGATGCGTCTCAGCGGCGCCGGCAAGAAGTTGCTTCATCTCTCCCTCAACCCAACGGCAGATGGCGTCGCGCATCAGCGGTTGGTACCCAACGCCATAGATCTCCGCGATGTCCTTGTACGCCTTGATCGTGCTGCGGGGGATGCGGATCGAGATCGCTTGAAGCCCAAGGGCCTCATCAATTTGCGCCTCAAGTTCTGCCGGCGCGCGTTTGGCGTGGGCCTTACTTGCACCGAGCTGGCCAGATTCCCAAGCCTCCGTGGTGCCTCGGATTGCTTCGTTGGTCATAACGGACTCCCATCCGGTTATTCACTTGCCCACTTCGTCATAGATGCTGATCGCATCTGCGTCGGCGGTGTACGCTGATTTCAAGTGGGCGTTTCCGTCAATGAAGATGAAAATGACCTTAAGTTGCCTTCCTTTGTTAGTGGGTGCAACGAACCAGAGAGTTGCTGGATCAGTCTGATGGTCTTCACGTCCATCAATTAGGTAAGAGCCGCACTTATTTTCAAAGGCCTGCTCCACCTCCCTACGCTCCACGTGGTGCTTGTCTCGAAGCTTCGTCAGGACAGATGCCGAGATGATCAGCGGAAGCATAGGACCCTCAGTGTATATACAAACTGCCAAGGCGGGCAATAGAAGCGGCGCCGGCATGGTTGATGTTTGCGAAGTTTTTGCGCTGTAGTTGACCGTTGTCAGGGTCGGCGGCGGCGGGGCGTTGGGGCGGGGAAGGTGATCGGCCCGTTCATCGTGAACGCGAAATTCTCAATGTTCCCCGCGATGGTGACGCCAGGCAGCTTGCCTGCTGCGTCCCGGATCTGCCGCTGGGCTCCCTCGTCTTTCACCTTGGACAGGATCTTGTCGATCACGTCGTTGCCGGTTGGCTGTTCGTTGCTGTGCATTGCTGTTTTGCTCCCATGAGCCCCCATGATCGCGAGGCCCCAGCAAACAGTGATGTAGGTGAAATCCCTAGTGCTTCCCATGTCGGGATTCTGGCGGCGAATCCGTTCACCGTACAAACTCGCCCGCGAGTATCAGAAGTAACAAAATTAAAACGGCGACGCGGAATAGGTGCTTGACCCACCAGCGGCGGTCATGCGCGCACCCTGAGCACACGGTGGAATGGGGCCAATTGAGCGTTCCGCACCCCTCAATCTTGCAGGCCACGGCCACGCTGGCTGGTGGCTTCTTCAAGGGGTGGTAGATGATGTCGCCCTCAGCAGTCATCGCGAACTGAGTGACTTCCGTCTGGATGGTGATGGGTGGGGGAGGGTACTTCTGGGGCATGGCACCACAGCATTGGCGCGAGGTGTCACTTTTATTAGTTCTCGCCGATGCTGCCTTACAGCTATCCCCCTTATGTGTGTGGCGTCATGGACACCACACCCCGATCAAATCACGCCCGCACAGGCTCTGTGCGTGCGGATTTCGCGCGAGCCTGAGCAACGCGGTCGGAATACACCCTATCTATGTGGTCCACGATGGTCTTCGGGTCCACAAGTTCACGCTCAAGGTGGAGTTCCGTCAGCAGCTCCACCGCTGCATCTCGCCAGGTCGGAATCGGTGAGGGGGCAGGAGCCACAGCCCCGCCTAATGCTTTCGTGGCGGCAGACCGTGCCAGGTTGCTGTCTGGATATTTAGCCAGCTCCTGGAGCACCACGCCAATGTGCGCGCGTTGCTCGGCCGACTGGCTGGTGAGCCAGGTCGCCAGGCCATCAATATCGATGATTCCCGCTAGCCCGGCCAGGGGCGCGGCGCGGCTTCCGACTTGCGCCCCTGTTTCCTCCATCACCACCGGCTGATCCATCCAACCTTCGGGTTTCGGGAACCGCAACTCAATCTCGCGAACGGTGCTGCGATCCATTGAGCGAGGCCGCCCGGTCTTGGAGTCCTTGGAGCCGTTGATCCATTGGCTGATCTGCGCTGGCGACTTTCCTATGCGCTCCGCCAGGGCCCGTTGGCTTCCCGCCTCATTCGCCAGTAGCTTGAGCCTGGCGCGATAGATCTCTTCGATCAGTTGCATCCCGGAATTGTTTAGCGGGTTGCTAACGGAAGGAATTCGCGTATCGCTATTGACAGAATTTAGCGCATCGCTAAACTTTAGCGCATGCACCTCTCCGACTTCTTCGCCCAGGAACATGGGGCCCAGGCCAAGCTGGCCAAGGCCACCGGAATCCCCGCCCCCCTCCTGAGCCAGTGGGCCTCCGAGGACAGGCCTGTGCCGCCGGTGCGGTGCGTCGAGATCGAGAGAGCCACAGGTGGTGCCGTAACGCGCCGAGACCTGCGCCCCAAGGACTGGCGCGAGATCTGGCCCGAGCTTGCGGACGCCGCAGAGCAGGCCGCCTGAGCCATGAACGCTCATCGCCTCAATTCCTGGACCTTGGCCATGTATTCCGCCGCGTACTCCTTCTCGACGGCCGTCTTGATGCGGCCGATCCAGAAGGACAGCGACGCCCCGGCCTTCTCCCATTCAGAGATCCCTCCCTCCTCAGATCCCATCCGCGTCTTGACGCCGCGGCTGCCTGAGGTTTTTCCCCGGGCCTGACCGCCCGGGGGTTTTTCTTCTTGCTCCCTGTCCATGGCGTGAATGGTCGGACAGGAGCGGCCTCGATTCAACGTTTTCCCTGCGAGCGAAACAACGGAGTCCCGTATGAACGTCACCCGAGCCCTCCAGCGTGCTGTGAAGGAATTCAAGCTGGGCACCAAGGCCTTGGCAGCAGCAATGAGCAATGGCCGAGACAAGATCATGAGTGACGTTGTCCTCATGGCGAAGGTCAATCCGGACCGGACCGATACCCACTGCAGCCCTCAAGAGATGCTCCAGATCATGGACATCACGGGCGACCACGGCGCCCTCTTCGAAATGGCCGAGGAGATGGGCTACGTCCTTCTCAAGAACCCGCTGGCGGGCCAGGAGCCGGGCGAGTGCTCGAAGCACCTCGTGTCCTGCATCAAAGAGTTCGGCGAGTTCGTGGAGACGGTGAGCAGTGCAGCGGCTGACAACGACATCACGCACAACGAGCTCAAGGACATCCACGGCCGGTGTGCGGACGCGCAGGCCGCGATCCTGAAGCTGCAGGCCTGGGCCGAGGCCCGCCACGAGCAATCCAAGCCGGCGCGTTTGCGCGTGGCCTGAGGAGGTCGCCATGTGCTTCGCTCAACGCAAAGAGGCCGTCTCGCAGTTCCTGGCACTGGACATGGTGCCGCGCGCTGACGCAGTCGTCGCCGTAGCCCATCAGTTCGGCGTCACCACCGACGAGGTGTGCGTGGCGATCGAGTCCGCAGCCGTCTGCCAATTCCTGTGGGCCCTCCGCGAGGCCGATGTGCCGCCGCGTGAGGTGCTCTACGCCACCGCCCGCCATTTCCGCTTCAGCGATGCCGACCTGCAGGCGGCCATCGACCGACACACCGAATCCGTGGAGGCCATCTGATGTTCAAGCAGCTCATTTTGTACCGCATCGGCGCCGACTGGTCGCCGAATGCTGATCTGTTCCAGGACTCGCTGGAGCGTGACTGCTTCGCGCCCTGTGGCGCCACGCAGGCGCTGTCGGCTGGCTGGGTGTCGCCGCGTGGAGAGGAGGGCGGCGCGCTGTTGGAGCAAATCGACGGACATTGGCTGCTGAGCCTGCGCCTGGAGAAGCGAATCCTCCCTGGCGCCGTGGTGCGCGAGGTGGCGGAAGAGCGCGCCGAGCAGTACTACGACGAGACCGGCCGCAAGCCGGGGAAGAAGCAGCTGGCGGACATCAAGGAGCAGGTGGTTCTGGACCTGCTGCCGCAGGCCTTCACCACGAAGTCGCACCTACGGGTTTGGATCTCGCCGGCCCTGCGGCTGGTGATGGTGGAGGCGGGGAGCATCAGCAAGGCAGACGAACTCATCAGCCTACTGATCAAGGCAGACCCGTCGCTGAACCTGCACCTTCTGCAGTCCGCTGAATCGCCAGCTGCGTGCATGGGCGCCTGGCTGATGGACGGCGTGCCGCCCGAGCACTTCGTGATTGACCGCGACTGCGAGTTGAAGGCCGCCGACGAGATGAAGTCGGTAGTGAAGTACGGCCGCCACAACCTGGACCGCGATGACGTGAAGGCCCACCTGATGGCCGGGAAGATGCCGACGCGGCTGGCGATGACCTTCAAGGAGCGGATCAGCTTCACGCTGACCGACACCCTGCAGATCAAGGGAATCAAGTTCCTGGACGTGGTGTTCGACGGCCGGGACAAGCCCGCCAAGGATGAAGCCTTCGACGTTGACATGGCCCTGGCCACCGGCGAGCTGTCGCAGCTGATCCCTGCGCTGATCGACGCGCTGGGTGGGGAACTGGACTTCGCGGGCCAGTCCCAGAAGGTCGCCGCTGAGGACGCGCCAAAGTCCGCGCCAAACCCGTCCCCATCGTTGGATGAGATTCTGAAGCTCGCCCGCGTGCGCGGTTATCTGACCCGCGCCATTCTGATGACTGCCTTCCAGATGGGCGAGAGCCGCGCCAGCACGGTTCTACACAACCTGATGGAGGTGGAAGTGATCTCACTCCCAGACGAGTCATTCAGGTTCCACCTGCTCGAAAGGGAGTCGCCATGACGCGCCTTCTTCACTGGGTGGCCGGCGCGATCACCGCGATCTGGCTTGGCATGAGCTGGCTGGCAGCCGAGCTGCTGGCCGATGACCTGGAGGACTGGGAATGACCGTCGCAGTCACCGACACCCAGGCCAAGGTGCTCGCGTTCATCCGCCAGTACCGCACCACCAACCAGATGCCACCCACCTGCGTGGAGATCGCTCGGCACTTCAAGTGGCGCTCCGTGAATGCAGCCCACGAAATCCTCCGCCGCCTGGAAAAGGCCGGCGCCATCCGACTGATTCCGGGCGTTCCCCGGGGCATCTTCGACCTGGAGACCGTATGAACGCCACATTTGCAGAGGCGACCACCGGCGTCGCCTTCGCCCTCACATTGTCCAAGCGGCAATGCAACACCCTTCTTCGCCTCAAGGCGCATGAGGACCGATTCGGCAAGCCCCAGTACGGCGCCACCTTCTCGCAGATCCGTGAGAGCGGCAGTTTCAATCCTGAGTCTCCGGCAAACATCAACATCGTTCAGGGTGACTCCCTGCGCGGGCTTCGGGACCGCGGCCTGGTGTTCTGGTTCACCAATCACAAGGGGGAGCCAAACGGCTTTGGCGGCCTGACGCGTGCCGGTGAGCTGATGGCTGAAGTGCTTCTGGAGGCTGGGATGACCATCCAGACCACCAACACTCTTTCGGTTCTCAAGCGGCTGGAGCGTGCAGCATGAGCATCCCGACACCACGCGAGCCGGAAGACCGGTTCCGGTTCCCTGTCCCGGCGCCCGCACATGCCCCGGCGCTCGCCACCACCCCGCCCGCGCCCGAGTTGGTGACGTTGTCGCCTCCCTGTGCGCACTTTGCGCGTCCGCTGGGAGGCAAGCCCGCATGAAGCGAGACGCCTTCACGATGCCGCTGGACCTGGGCCGCGAGCTGATCATCGACAACTTCGCCGGCGGCGGTGGTACGTCCACCGGCTTGGAGCAGGCCTTCGGCCGTCCGGTGGACATCGCGATCAACCACGATCCTGAAGCACTGGCGATGCACGCCATCAACCATCCGCGCACGCACCACCTGTGCGAGAGCGTGTGGGATGTGAACCCGATCAAGGTCACGAAGAACCAGCCGGTGGCGCTGGTGTGGCTGAGCCCCGATTGCAAGCACTTCAGCAAAGCCAAGGGCGGCACACCGGTGGCGAAGCACATTCGCGGCCTTGCCTGGGTCGGGATGCGCTGGGTCGCGCTGACGAAGCCCCGCGTGCTGATGCTGGAGAACGTCGAGGAGTTCCAGGACTGGGGCCCGCTCATCATCGAAGCGGACGGCACCGCCCGGCCGGACCCCGCCAAGAAGGGCAAAACCTTCGAGTCGTTTGTCCGCCAACTGCGCCAGCACGGCTACGCGGTGGAGTGGCGCGAGCTGCGGGCGTGCGACGACGGCGCGCCGACGATCCGCAAGCGCCTCTTCCTGGTGGCGCGCCGCGACGGCCTGCCGATCCAGTTTCCGGACCACCAGTTCGGCAAGCCCACCTCCGCCGAGGTGCAGGCCGGGCGGCGGCAGGCTTGGCGCACCGCCGCCGACTGCATCGACTTCAGCCTCCCGGCCCTGAGCATCTTCGGCCGCAAGAAGGAGCTGGCCGAGAACACACAACGCCGCGTGGCAAAAGGTTTGTGGCGTCACGTGCTCACCAGTGCATCCCCATTCATCGTGGGGGTTGGGGGGCGAATGGGGCAGTCGCCGGAACGGAGCGTGGAGCAGCCGCTGCAGACGATCACATCGAAGGCGGATTCGTGCGTAGCTGCGCCGGTACTGGCGCCGTTCCTTGGTGACCAGTCGCGTCCGGCGGAGGGGCGTACTGCGGCGGCCAATGAGCCGATGCGCACCGTCTGCGCCCAGGTGAAGGGTGGTCACTTCACGGTGATAGCTCCGGCGCTGGCGCCGATGCGCGGCACCAGCGAAGCGCACATGGGCGGGCACAGCGTCGGAGATCCGCTGTCTACGGTTTCGGCGGGAGGTACCCATCACGGCCTGACCGGTGCACACCTGATCACTATCGGCTACGGCGAACGGCCTGGACAGGAACCTCGCACGCACCATGTCGGGCACCCGCTCGGAACCGTGGTGGCCGGGGGGATCAAGCATGCAGTCACCATGGCCCATCTGGTGGACATGGGGCACGGCGAAGGAAAGTGCGGCACGAAGCGTTTCAGCCATGGGGTGCGAGACCTGGGGGTCCCTCTCAACACCGTGACCGCCAGTGGCGCAACGAGTGCGCTCGTCGCAGCCTGCCTGGAGCAGGCCAATGGCGGCTTCTATGACGGTGACGGCCGGGCCGCGAATGAGCCGCTGAGCACCATCACCGCCGCCGGCAGCAACCAGCGCCTGATCACCGCCTATGCCGTGAAGTACTACAGCAACGGCGGCCAGTGGCAGGACCTGGATGACCCGATGCACACCATCCCGACCAAGGGCCGGATAGGTGTGGTTCAGACCATGCAGGTCCCGGCCGCCAGCCTGGCGCCCGAACACGCCGAGCGCGCCCGCCAGTGCGCCGACCTGCTGCACAAGTACCTGCCTGAGCACTTCGCAGAACCGGCCGAGATGGTCACGGTTCACCAGCGCGGCCAGTGGTGGGTGCTGGTGGACATCACCCTGCGCATGCTCAAGCCGCGCGAGCTCTTCAACGCCCAGGGCTTCCCGGCGGACTATGTGATCGAGGAGATCCCGGACCCGGCCCAGCTCTTCAAGGAAGGCATCCAGGCGGCCGATCCGCTCAAGGTTCCGCGCATCCCGTTGACGGCGACGGCCCAGGTGCGCATGTGCGGAAACAGCGTGAGCCCGCCTCAGGCGCGGGCTCTGGTGGAGGCCAATTTTCGTCACGAACACCAGATCTATCGGGAGGCAGCTTGAACGCATTCAGCACCAACTACGTCCCGGTCATGCCCGGCCCCACCGCCAAGGAGCGTGCCGCAGCCGTCACGAGTCGAAAGCTGGCTGCCATGAATCAGGCGAAGCTGGACCTGCACGGGCCATCTCCGGCGCCGACCCTTACGGCGGCCCAGAAGCAGGCCGGTCGGGACAAGGACCGCGCCATTCGCGCTGGAAGGAGGGTGTGATGGTCGAGACTGTGGTCATCGGTCGCGCCACGCTCATGCTGGCCGACTGCATGGAACTGTTGCCGGACTTCACGGATGGGTTCTTCGGCCTGGCCGTGACCGATCCGCCGTATTTCGATGGACCGAACAAGGCTGGGTACTACGGCAAGGGCTATTCGAGCCTCGGGGTCCCTCGGGCGAAGCACTACGACTCGCTGGAATCCTGGGAGATCCCGGGAGCAGAGTACTTTGACCATCTCAAGCGGGTGGCGCGCGACCAGATCATCTGGGGCGCCAACCACTTTGCCGACCGCTTCAACAGCGCGTCGCCAGGGTGGATCGTTTGGGACAAGGTCAACGGGGCGAGCAGCTTCGCAGACGCTGAGTTGGCCTACTGCAGCGCTGACGCTGCGGTTCGCATCTTCCGCTACGTGTGGAACGGCATGCATCAGGGCCAGTACGGCGGGGACAAGAGCCGGAACGAGTCCCGTATCCACCCCACGCAGAAGCCGGTGGCGCTGTACGAGTGGTGCTACGACCGATATGCACGTGCTGGACAGATGATCCTCGACACGCATCTGGGAAGCGGCTCCAGCGCCATCGCCGCCAACAACCGGGGCTTCGACTTCGTCGGGATCGAGAAGGACCCGGCCGTGTTCGCCAAGGCCTGCGAGCGGGTGGCCGCGGCCCTGCAACAGCGCCAGTTGTTCGAGATGGCAGATCAACCCCGGCCGGAGCAGGCCGACCTTCTGAGAGGGATCGCAGCATGACGCACGACACGGCAGAAACGTCCCTCCGCGCTTACTACGAGATCGCCCAGGTGGACCTCTGCGCCAGCGAGCGCAAGGTGCTGAAGGCGATGGTGGTGGGCCAGCTCTATACCCGCCGGCAGCTGGAGCAGCTGACCGGCATGCGCTCCGGTCCTGTGTGTGGCAGGGTGCACGCGCTCCTGGAGAAGGCCCTCATCGAAGTGGTGGGGGAGAAGCTGTGCCCGGAATCTGGCCGTCCGGTGGAGGCCTTGCGCCTGGTGGCCCAGCAACTGGAGCTTGCCCTGTGATCGTCGATCCCGATTTCCTGGACCACTGGCGCACCGGCTGGCTGGTGGATGAGTTGGGCGGCGACAAGTTCGCGCCGTTCTACCTGCTGCGCCTGTGGGGCCATTGCCAGACCCGCAAGGCCACCCAATTCACCATCCCGCCGCAGGGCGTGAAAGGCATCTGCAAAGCCGAGTGCAGCGCCGAGGACCTGGAGCGCGCGTTGATCACCTGCGGCTACCTCGCCCGCGTCGGTGACACCGTTGAGGTGCTGAAGTGGGCTGATCAGAACGCCTCTCTCATGGCCGCCTGGGACAACGGATCAAAGGGCGGAAGGCCGAAAAAGAACCCGCCAGAAACCCATGGGAAACCCATGGGAAACCCGCCGGCTACCGCTGGGCAACCCATGGGCAACCCAGAAGAAACCGATAAGACAAGAGAAGATAAGACAGGAGAAGAGGGGAACAAAACCCCCGCCGCTGGCGCGCCGGGAGCGAGTGCTTCGGGGCCTTCCGGCAAGGGCTACACGGCCGAGTTCGAAACCGCCTGGGCGGACTACCCGGCGCGGGCTGGTGGCAACAGCAAGGCCGACGCGTTCAAAGCCTGGGAGGCTCGCCTCAAGTCCGGCGCAACCGCCGAAGAGCTGACCGAGGGCGTCCGCCGATATGCCCGGTTTGTGGAGCTGTCACGCACCGAACCTCGGTTCGTCAAGCAGGCCGCCACGTTCTTTGGGCCTGGCCTGCATTACCAAGACAAATGGACGCCGCCAGTCGTTCCGGCTCATCACGTTGGTGGGGCGCAACCGCAGTCCCGTCAATCAGCCCTTGAATCCCGCAACGCCGCCACAGCGGCCCGAGTCCTGGAGAAGCTTCATGCAGCCGGATGAATACCCCAAGTTCCTGGAAGTCCTGACGGGCGTCCATGATTTCTACGGCAAGGACATGTCCGACTTCGCCGCCAGCCTGTGGATCGAAGCGATGAAGGCCTTCGAGCTGCAGCAGGTGACGAAGGCGCTGACCGGCCACCTCATGGACGCGGATCGGGGGCAGTTCATGCCCAAGCCTGCCGACATCGTCCGCCAGCTGCAGGGTACGCAAACAGACCGGGCCCTGGTGGCCTGGGGCAAGGTTTCGGCAGCTATCGGCCAGGTCGGCGCCTACAGCGACGTGGTGTTCGATGACCCGCTCATCCATCTGTGCGTGGTGGACGCTGGTGGCTGGCCCAAGGTATGTCGGACGACCTACGAGGAGCAGAGCTACCTCCAACACCGATTCTGCGAGGCGTATCGGGCCTACGCTCGCCGAGGAGAGTGCGGCGAATACCCAGGCCGCCTAACGGGCGCTGGGAGCGGCAGAGACGATTTTGCCAAGCGCGGCATGCTGCCTCCACCTCCGGTGTTGGTCGGGGACAAGGACCTGGCCCGGCTGGTGTTGTCCGGTGGGACTGTCGCCCGGCTCGCTGCAACGGTGGCTGTGCTGACGCTGCCAGACCTGCGCCCGGCGTCGAACGACCCGCAACAGCCAGGGAGGGCCGCATGAGCATTGTCTTGAACCCGTGCATGGGTGGCTGGTGCCAGCTCCGTGAGGAGTGCGCCAACTACCACCAGTCGGCAGTCATGGTCATCGGAAAGCCTCACGACCGTCTATGCGTCAAAGGTGAGGACGGTGTGTCCGAGATCGCCATCGTCAAGCCCATCAGTCAAATCGAACTTGAGGACCAGCGCTATGGAAAAGCAGCCTGACCACCGGACACGACGCTCCCCCGAGACCCTGAATCGGATCATCGCTCCGCTTGCTGGGCGACCCCAGGGTGTCACGGCCAAGGAACTGATGGCGGATGCCGCCATGGACCACGAGCGGGCCTATTCGTGCCTGCACCTGCGGTTGAAGTCCGGCATGTTGGTGTGCCGGCGCGGTACCGAGGGTGGCGGGGTGGTTACTCGGTTCTGGACCGATGCCGCGTTGGCCGAGGTCCACCAGTTCGAGGCCGCGCCCAGGTCCACCTTATGGGATTCCATCATCGCCAACCTGGGCCCCGCAGGATTGATCACTCAAGACCTTGCTGAGCTACTCAAGATACCAGCATCGCCGCTGGCGCAGGACTGCCTGAAGATGTTCAAGAAGGGCATGATCGGGCGCGCCGCGGATCTGTCCGCCTACGGCCGCCCGGTGTTTCGGTACTTCCGCACCCAGGATGAAGCGGACGCGTGGCAGCGGCTTCCTGGGAACTCGGTCACGGAGAAGATCAGGCTGCGCGACCTGGCTACGGCGGAGCGGCGGCGCGAGAGGCGGGCGGTGCCGCCCAAGCCGAAGCCCATTCGGTCGCTGAAGCCGGCCAAGCTGCCAAAGCCCCCCAAGGAGCCGGCGCCGCCGAAGGCGCCAAGGGTTGTCCAGCCCAAGGCCGCCGCGCCGGCCAAGGCGTCATTGCCGAAGGCGGCGAGGGTCCGCGAGCCGAAGGTCATTGCCACCCCGCCAGCCCTGCAGCCTGGCCAGCCCATCATCACCGAGCAGACCAAGATTACCCGCATCAGCACGCCGTTGGGCCGCTACGAGGTGGAAGGCAGCCGCGTGATCGGTGGCTTCGGCTCTGGGCGAATCGGTCACTACGACCGTCCCGCCAGCAACTGGGCTCAGGCCGTGGCGGAGGCAGCATGACCTACCCACGCAAGGAGATCCGCGAGTTCTGCCAGTCCAACCCGGGCGCCAGCCTGACGGTGGATGCCATTCAGAGGCGGTTCAACGTCACCGAGCGGGCGGCGCGCGCGATCGTGGCGCAGCTGCGCGATGAAGGCCTGCTGGCCAGGGTGGAGCCCACCTACATCGTGACCAAGCCCAGCAAGTATCCGCAGAAGGTGCCGGCATGATCTACGCCCGACTACCCAATACCTTTGAGGGGCACAGCGCAATCCTGCACGCGTGGAAGCAGATCAAAGCCATGCTGAGGCTGAACCAGCGGCCCATGATGCTGATCGCCTATGAGGAGCAGTCCCTCCAACAGCAGCACACCTACCACTCCGCCCTGAAGGACCTGGCCCGCGATTGCCTGCTGGGCGGAGAGCAGCGCGACGCCGAGACCTGGAAACGCTCCACCCTGGCGGCTTTCTATGAGGCCACTCGACAGGACCCAGAGTTCGCCCCGATGTGGCAAGCCATGGAGGTGGTCTCCGTGCCGAGCATGGACTGCGTGGGGTTCCATCTCTACAGCCCAAGGTCTCGCGTGTTCCCCCACCCGCTGGCTGGGGCCTACCTGGCGTTCCTGCACGAGACGGGCGACGCACGCGGGGTGAAGTGGAGCCCCACCAGCCTGGGCCGCCAGGAGGCTGCCAACGACGCCAGCGCTTCGCAGAGGGAGGCCGCGTGATGGCTGAAACCGAGAAGGAGCAGCGCACGCGCCTGGCCGCCGGCCTGTTGGGTTGCCAGCCGGCGCAGGTCCAGCACCAGGTCCGAGCCATGGACCAAGTCCAGCGCCAAAACCTCACCGACGCGGTGGACTGGGTGGCGGACTACGAATCAAACGAACGGGAGGCAGCATGAAACCACGATTCTTCAAAAAGCTGTGCAAACGCGCGGCGCCGCTCTGCATCGCGTTGGATCCGAACCTGAAGGGCATCGAGTTCGTGGTGCGTGAGAAGGGCGGTCATGACGGCTGGAATGGCGCAGGCTGTGGCGATGAAACTGCGGTGTTGAAGGGGACGCCCGGCTTCGGCGGCTTTTCTGGATACTACGAGCCGGAATGGTGGGATGACTCGGCGTGGTCGATGCTTTTCGATCAGGTGTATTGGGCGGTCGGAGAGTTCGACCCCAACGACGAGGAGTGCCCGTATCCGCGTTGGCCGGCGAGGATTGACCCACGCGACTGGCGGCAGGTGATCGCAGAGGCGGAGCGGATGATCCTCGCCAACGAGCGCGCGCCGGCGCCGGGGCCCTACGTATGAAGCGCAGCGTGCCGATGAAGCGAACACCGTTCAAGGCCCGGCCGCCTGAGGCTAGCCAGCAGCCCGGCAAGAAGCCGGTGAAGTGCAAGGCGCCCGGCTGCCAGAACCGGTTCGTCCGCCGCTCGATGACGCATAAGGCCTGTGGCCAGGAGTGCGCGGCCGTGCTGGGACGGCTGGCGAACGAGAAGGCGGCGGCGCGGGCGGCGTTGGAGGACCGCAGGCAGACCCGCGCACAGCTGGAGGACATGAAGACCGTGCCGCAGCTGAAGAAGGAAGCCCAGGCCGCCTTCAACAAGTGGGTGCGCCTGCGCGATGCGGGACGCCCCTGCATCTCTTGTGGCGCCCCACCACCGAACCTCACAAAGCTGCATGCCGGCCGGGATGCCGGCCACTACCGAAGCATCGGCAGCGCTGACCACCTCCGTTTCCACGAGGACAATTGTCATGCTCAATGTGTGAAGTGCAATCAGTGGGGTGCCGGGATGGCGGTGGACTATCGCCTGGGTCTGATCGCCCGCATCGGTGCAGCGCGAGTGCATGCGATTGAATGCAGTAATGCGGCAAACAAATGGACCCGGCATCAGTTGCGCGAGATCAGGGAGATTTATCGAGAGCGCACCCGTCTGATAGAGAAACGCTCGGCGAATGATGCGATGCTGCTGGACGCTGCTTAGGCCGAAGTGACAGATATTTGATAACGGCCTGATCCGCTTCAGGGTCGTTGTCGACTTGCGATTTTATGTAGTTGGAGACCGCAATATTAAGCACCGCCGTAGCGGCATCTCGCTGGTAAGAGTACGATTGTTTGGAACACTGAGTGGCGTCAGTAATTGACTCCCAGTGGGTGTTCCACTTGCCTCGTTCTTGTGCGATCGTACTCCCGGAAAGTGTCGCTAGCAGCGAAATAAGCTCCGTGGCCGCATCTGACCGCTCGGGCGGTATATCGGTGCGCTCAGTGCAGGCCTTATAGCCATATTCAATAGCCCCGATGAGATCCTCGTCTGCAAATGCGTTAACTGCCATGGGTAGGTGCTTCATTGGATAACTCCATTAATGGATGAGTCTCCACAATAAATCAATAGTTCAAGCTTTGAAAGAGGTGCAAAAAAGTCCCAATAATTGGTGTGTGATCACGTTGTGCATACCTCTGGAAGATTTGAGCGTCATTCAATGAAAGTTCTGGCTAAGGCTGCTTGCAATGGGCTGCCGTTGCCACCATAATGCGTGCGCGTCCCGCTACTACACACAAAGCAACAAGGCCGAAGCGGCGGCCCCTGGATGGGAATCCAATCCTTGGCTCTTCAATGAGTCGGGGCCGAATTCCGTACCTGTGGGACGCCATGAGCCTCACCGAAGAGCGATACGCTCGGGCCACCCGGTCCAGCCATCTTGAGGTAGCCGCCGACCAGCGCGGCGACATTGACAGCATCATTGCGGCCGGCGGCGCTGATTCACTCGGCGTCATCCTCGCGCGAGTCCGCGCTGAGTGGGACGGTCAGGCCGGCGAACTCGCCCTTTACCAGCAAGCCCAGGCTGATCAGCTGAGGCAGGCCCGCGAGCACGCAGACCTTGCGCAGCGAGCGAAGGACGACGATGTAGCTGCCGGCCACCGCGACGCCGTCGTATTCCACACCCAGCAGGCCCAGCGCGAAGCCATCACCGGCCGCGCCATGGTGATGATGAACATGCCGACGCTTCGGATCGCGAAGCAGGCGCTACTGGGCTTCGCTGTGAAGCAGGCACTGGTCAAGAAGATCAACACCGGCGACGACGCCGCGCTCTTCGCCATGCTGGGCAACGTCCTCGACACCTGGGTAGACCGCAAGTGCCACCACTGCGGCGGGCGCGGCTTCAATGGCGGGTACCGCCAGCCACAAGTCCACTGCCGCCCATGCCGAGGCACCGGCAATCGCCGCATGGCCACCCTCAGCGAGAACCCCAACCTCCACGGCTTCGGCCTGTGGCTGTTGAACGTGCTGGACTCCAAGGCCCAGGGGGCCATGGGGCAGATCAACCGCAAGACGAGGATCAACGCATGAAACGCTTCTTCGAGTGGGGCGCGGAATATTTCGTGGAATGTTTGGTGCTGATCGCTGCCATCGCGATCCTCCTGGCAGCGCTCTTGGGCGAAGGCCCCCGGGGGTTCTCGGCGGCCTGCAAGGAGGCGGGCGGGGTCCCGGTCCACGACGGTCGCCAGATGGTGTGCATCAAATGAGCGAAGGGACATGGCGCCAGGCCTTCGACCTGCTTTGCGACGAGCAGATCGGCTACGGCATGAGCCGTAAGGTGTTCAGCAGCAAGATCCTGCCGGACTGCGTGATTAAGGTGGAAGAAGCTGCCGGTCGGTTTCAGAACATCGTGGAGTGGGAGACCTGGAACCGCGTCAAGGGCACCGAGCACAGCCGCTGGTTTGCTGCCTGCCGCTGGATCAGCCCCAACGGCGCGATCCTCATCATGGAACGGACCAGGCCGCCGGCCCCGGGCGAGTTCCTGGACAGGATGCCGGCCTACCTGTGCGACTTCAAACGCACCAACTACGGCATGGCACGGGCGGAAGGGCGCCACCCGGGCGAACCCGGCAAGGATTGGCTCGTTTGCCACGACTACGGCACCAACCTGCTTTTCGAGAACGGCATGACCAAGCGCATGCACAAGGCGGAATGGTGGGACGCCTGAGACCACTCCACTGACCACCCAACACAACGCGCCAGCAGTGCGCATGAAAGGAAACCATGTCCCAACACTTGAATCTTGACCGCAGCCAGCGCGAATGTGGCGGCGAGGCATCCCGCCGCCTACTGGGTCCCGAAGGCTGGTTGGAGCCTGGCGTCACTTGCGCCAAGCCTGATCTGAAGACGGAGGTGCATCACCTGCTGAAGAACCACAGCGCCGCCGAGGTGGTGAAGGCCGTGATGCAGGAGGCCGCCCACCGGATCGAGGACGCGGAACGCCAGCAGAAACGGGCGACCGAGGATTACAACGGTGCCATCCTGCAGGCGATGAACAACAAGCCGCAGAACCGCGGCTGCTGATCATGCGCGACCTGCCTGCCAACATCTTCGCCGGCTGCTTCGTTGCAGCCATGTGTGTCTTCCTCCCGTTGGTGATCTTCTGCCTGCTGGTGGCGGAGGCGTGGCGGGCCCTGGTTTCCCATGCAAGGATGCCCAAATGAAGAACGGTCGCGCTCAGTGCAAAGACATACCGGATCGGCCCATACTTGAATTCCTCACCGATCTGGGCAGCTTCACCAGCCATGACGGACGTGTCGTGCGGTGGCGGTCGGCAATACACTTCAATCTGTCGCGCGACGACAGCTGCCACGCACCATCCGTGCGCGACGCGATGCCGCCCGATCTCCCGCAGCGTTTGGTACTAGCGAAAATGAACATGCTCATCCGCCGTGGCCTTGTGGACGGCTGCGCCTGTGGGTGCCGGGGAGACTTCCAGATCACCGAGAGAGGTCGTGCGATGCTGACGAACCAGGCGGCCGGATGACGACGCCACTAGATGAGTTCAGGGGGAAATTGGATGCTGAGGACCTTCAGTCCTTCGACGCATGGTGCGCTCGGCAGGCGGCGGCGGGGCGCGATCCACGGCAGATGAGCCCGGACTTCTGGCCGGTGCTCCCCAGTCAACTCCGGTCCTTCGCCAAGATCGCCGGGGTCGGTGACGAGGTCGCGGATTCCATCGTGGCAGCCACAAACCAACGCCCGAAACCCAACGATTGAGAAAAGCGTGCCGAAAGCGGAACGCTTTCAACACGACTCGAAAATGATCCGATAGAGTTCGCTCATTCCACCGCCAACCAGCGTCCGTGACGCTCAAGCCGGCAAGTCCGGCAGACACTAGAGGGATAGGCGCGTCTGAACACATAACCGCGACAGCCGGCCCTGCAGTTTGAGGGCGAAGTTCGGCACCAGGGGAAAAGCCTGCGGGGTGGCGCCCGCGAAGCCCCTGAAGTCTCGACAGCCCGAGCATCCGAGGAAGCGCAAGGCCAGCGCCTGCTTGCAGGACCGCGCCGATGACGGAGCCGGTGAGAGTACGCCTGACATGCTGCTGTCTGACACCCCGGAAAGACGGGGATCCTCAAGAAAGAGCGCGGCAGAGCAAAACTGCAACGGCCAGCGGGACCAGTCATCCGAGAGACTGCCGCCACTGGGGCGACCCAGGTACGAGAGGGCGTGATCCGCTCTTTTTCTTGAGGGTGTATGCGCAGGCTGATGCGCTGGAGAGCGTTGAGGACCCGCGAGCCTCTGTAATCGACATGAGTCCATGCCGGAGATCAGTACCGGCCACCCCCAACACACAAGCCCGCCCGGCTCACGCTCGGCGGGCTTTTCTCATTTCCCGATCAACGGGGGAGAGCTCCCTGCGCCCAAAGGGCTTCGGCCTGAGTGAAACATGAGACTGCCCCCGCCCATGAGGGTGGGCCAAGGGGCGGCACAGAAGGGCACACAGTAACTCCCCCACCCATTCACGCCACACCGTGGCAGCGGCCCCGCCGGATTCAAGTGGGAATTGGCGCCACCCCACGACTTGATCGCAATAGCCCTGCCGCAATGGCGCCGGACGAGAGTAACCGGCAACCTCAAAGCCCGGCCGCGTGACCTCGCCATCCGCGCGCACTTCATGAATCGGTCGCTTGTCGGCCGGGCACCTATGAACACACCCATCTTTGACCGCATCTGCAAGCTGGCCGAGGCGAGAAACCGAGGCTGGATCCGCGCCGGGGATGTCATCCCCTGCCGGGTGATCGCAGACGGGGTGGAGTTGACGGGTGTTCGCGCAGTTCACCGGAAGTCGGGGCGCCTCCAGGTGGTGGACAACCCGATCCGCCTGGACAAGCACCGCAAGCGTGTGCTGTTCCGGACGCTGCACGCAGGCCACATTGAACTGGTGCAGATCAAGAGTTCCGCTATGGCCAGGACCTCCAGCGGTGAGCCGCCGCGATCAGTTGAAAGAACCCGATGAAGAATCGTTCCGTCTTCCTGTCGCTCGCAGTCGCTGCCGTGGCTGCCATCTCGTCCGCTGTCCACGTGGTCGCCACGTCGGCGCGTGCCGTTTACCGGCTGGCGGTGGACTACCTGACCTTCCACGTCTTCACCGCCACCAGCATGGCGCCCGGCAAGGCCGAGGTGGTCGCCCCGACCGCCCACACGAAGCTGAAGGCCGCGGACCAGTACCGCATGCGCATGGCACGCCGCGAGACCCCGACGCTCACGGACAGCTGGCGGATGTGTCCGAGCATCTGACCGCTGGAACAGGAGCCGCCTCGTGCGGCTCTTTGCATTGGGCCCTGAAGGACCCAGCGCAAAGGGAAGCGCCCTTCATTCCACTCAGCAGACCAGTGGCCGGCCAGGCGCAAATGTGGCCGGATAGCTCCCGCGATGCGCTGCCCACCGGCCCGATGGCCGTCGCGCAAGAAACCTGCAAGGCAGCAGACAGCAGCACCCAGCGGCATGAAGCCGTAGAGCGCCGCCGGCGGGGAACCGCTGGAGCACGGACCTGATGGGCGCAACCCCGTCCGAAGGGAGAAGGAGTCGGACATGGGACGACCGAGCAAGCTCACCGAACAGCAGTGGGCGGAGATCCAGAAGAGGCTGTTGGCTGGCGAGAAGGCTGCCGACCTGGCCCGAGAGTTCAAGGTCAGCAAGACCCGGATTAGCGAACGCTTTTCCGAACGAAACGGAACGGTAAAAGCCGTTGCGAATCAAATAGTTGAGGCCGATGCGGCTCTGCGCCGATTGCCCGTTACGGAACAGATCGCCGCCCTGACGCTCGCCGACGAGCTGAAGGCGATAAGCAAGCACCTCGCCAGCGCCGCCAAGTACGGCGCCGCCACCGCGCACCGTCTGTCCGGCATCGCTCACGCCAAGGTGCAGGAGATCGATGACGCGGCTCCGCTGGATGACGAGAGCCGCGGTGCGCTTCGCGACGTGGCGGTCCTCACGAAGCTGGCGAACGACTCGGCAGAGATCCCGATGAGCCTCTTGCAGGCCAACAAGGATTTGGCAAAGGAGATCAACCAGCAGGCCAAGCCAATCCCGCAGCGCATCACTGTCGAGGTGGTGGACGCGAGCAACCCAGATGCCGAAACTTAACGTCCCCCAGGCCCAGTTCCTGCAGCTGGACCGAAAGTACAAGGCGCTGGTCGCGGGGTTCGGATCCGGCAAGACCTGGACGGGCTGCGCGGACCTGTGCAAGTTCGCGTGGGAGTGGCCAGGCGTCAATGGCGGCTACTTCGCGCCGACCTACCCGCTGATCCGGGACATCTTCTTCCCGACCATGGAGGAAGTGGCGTACGACTGGGGCTTAGACGTCGAGATCAACCAGGGCAACAACGAGGTCCACGTCTACGCCAACGGGCACTATCGCAACACGGTGATCTGCCGCTCGATGGAGAAGCCGGCCAGCATCGTGGGCTTCAAGGTCGGCAAGGCGCTGGTCGATGAACTGGACGTGATGGTCAAGGCCAAGGCGGAGCACGCCTGGCGCAAGATCATCGCCCGGATGCGCTACAACGTGGACGGGCTGCGCAACGACGTGAGCGTGACCACCACGCCCGAGGGCTACAAGTTCGTCTTCGAGCAGTTCGTCAAGCAGGTGCGGGAGAAGCCGGGGTTGGCGGCCATGTATGGGCTGGTGCAGGCCAGCACCTACCAGAACGCGAAGAATCTGCCGGCGGACTACATCCCGTCCCTGCTGGCCAGCTATCCACCGAACCTGATCAAGGCGTACATCCGCGGCGAGTTCGTCAACCTGGCCAGCGGCAACGTCTACGCCAACTTCGACCGGAAGCTGAACCACACGGACGAAGAGATCAAGCCGGGCGAGCCGCTTCACATCGGCATGGACTTCAACGTCATGAAGATGGCGGCCGGCGTGTCCGTGGTGAGGGGAGGGGAGCCACGGACCCTTGGCGAGTTGGCCAAGGTGCGCGACACCCCCGAGATGGTCAGGCTCATCAAGGAGCGATACCAGAGCAAGGGCCACAGCATCTCGGTGTATCCGGATGCCAGCGGCCAGAACACCAGCAGCAAGAACGCCAGCGAATCGGATCTGTCGATCCTTCGAGCCGGCGGCTTCAACGTGGTGGTGAACGGCACGAACCCTGCGGTCAAGGACCGCATCAACTCCGTCGAGGCGATCCTGCTGAATGCAGAAGGCCAGCGGCGGTGGAAGATCAACACCCGCCTGTGTCCGGTGACCACTGAGTCGCTGGAGCAGCAGGCCTGGGACGACAAGGGTGAGCCCGACAAGAAGACCGGCCACGACCACATGAACGACGCCAACGGCTACTTCATCGTGAAGAACTGGCCGGTTGTCCGGCGCGCCGCATCGTCCCACGCACTTCGCATGTGAGCCTATGGCACTCAAGGTCAACGAAACATCCACGCTGGTGGACGCCATGCGTAAGGTATGGCGGCTGGTGTCAGACCTCATGGGCGGCACCTCGACCATGCGTCGCGCCGGCCAGGCACGCCTGCCCAAGTGGCCCGGCGAGGACGACGACGCTTATTGCAAGCGCCTGGAAACGTCCACCCTGTTCCCGGCCTTCTCGGAGACTGTGGAGAGCCTGTCGGCCAAGCCGTTCTCAAAGCCCATCACGGTTGGTGACGACGTGCCGGAGGCGGTTCAAGGGTTCTTCTCGAACATTGACCTTGAGGGGCGCAAGCTGGACGTGTTCGCTCACGAGGCCATGGTCCAGGTGATGTCCAAGGGGCTGAGTGGCATCTTGGTTGAGGCGCCAAAGCGGGATGAGTCGGTACGCACGAAGGCTGACGAGGATGCCGCCGGCATTCGCCCGTACTGGGTGCTCATCAAGCCCGAGCAGATCCTGGGATGGCGCAAGCAAAAGGTCAACGGCGTCTGGAAACTGTCCATGCTGCGCCTGCTGGAGCAGGTGGAGGAGGCAGACGGGGACTTCGGTACGACCACCGTCGAGCAGGTCCGCGTCCTTGTGCCCGGCGCCTGGTCAATATATCGAAAGGCCTCGGCCCGTGGGCGTAGCGGCTGGGCGATCTTTGACCAGGGCCGCACCTCGCTTGACTACATCCCCTTTGCTGTGGCCTACGGCAAGCGGGACGACTTCATGTGCGGGTCGCCGCCTCTGCTGGAGGTGGCACACCTCAACATCAAGCACTGGCAGAGCCAGAGCGACCAGGACAACATTCTGCACGTCGCCCGGGTGCCGATCCTGGCGCGCACTGGGGTTGATCAGCGCATGGACGAAGACGGCCGGCTGCGGGCTGCGGAGTTCAAGGTAGGTGCAGGCACGCTGAACGACCTGCCGCAGGGCGCGGACTTGAAGTTTGTGGAGCACACTGGCAAGGCCATCGACTCCGGCCGCCAGTCTCTGCAGGACCTGAAGGACGAAATGCGCCAGGCCGGCGCTGAGTTCCTGGTGCTGGAGCAGCAGGTCGAGAAGTCCGCCACGCAGACCAGCTCCGAAGACTCGGTGGCCATGTGCAAGCTGCAGCGCATCGCCAACGGCCTGCAGGACACGCTCAACTCTGCCCTGCAGATGACGGCCGACTTCATCAAGGCAGGCGAGGGCGGCTCAGTCAAGCTGTTCTCTGACTACGGCGCCCGGACGATGGTGGAAGCCACCGCCCAGCTGCTGTTGACCTCAACGACGGCCGGCAAGATCAGCGATCAGACGTATCGGGATGAGTTGCGGCGCCGCGGCATCCTGTCTGCCGAGGTCACGGAAGAGGACGAGAAGGCTCGGCTGGAAGAGCAGGGCCCACCCCCGGGTAGCCTGACGGAGCCGGGCAATGGCATCGGCGAATGACTGGCTGGCAGATGAGGCCGTCGCCCGAAGCATCGACATAACGAAGTACTCCAACTGGCTGGCTGCTCGGCTTCTGGCGATCCTCAACAGGGCCGACGCCAGGTTGATCGCAGAACTGGAGGTGGCACTGGGTGACCTGGATGCTTCCAACTGGTCTGTGCAGCGCCTGGAAGAGCTGCTGAGCTCGGTTCGGACGCTTAACGCGCTGGTCTATGACCAGATGCAGCAGGAGCTCGTGAAGGACCTGAGGGGACTGGTGGAGACAGAGGTGGGGTTTCAGCGTGAGACGCTGACCCATCCGCTACCCGACACCCTGGCGGCGCGGTTCAACAGCGTGTCCATCGAACAGGTGCACGCTGCGGCCATGGCCAGGCCTTTCCAGGGGCGTCTTCTGAAGGAGTGGGCGGCCAGCCTGGAGAGCAACCGCATGACACGCATCCGTGACACGGTGCGGATGGGATATGTGGAGGGAAAAACGGTCTCTCAGATCGTCCGGCAGATTCGAGGGACCAGGGCCCAGAACTACCAGGACGGCATTATCGAGATCGACCGCCGGCATGCCGATTCGGTGGTGCGCACGGCGGTGGGACACACTGCCGGATACGCCCGGGACCAAGTGCTGGCGGCCAATGCGGACCTGCTGAAGGCTGAAGCCTGGCGGGCCACGCTGGACAACAAGACCAGCCAGCCCTGCCGCATCCGCGACGGGTTGCTGTACGAACCAGTGACGCACAAGCCCATCAAGCACAAGGTGCCATGGGAAGCTGGGCCCGGGCGGCTTCACTACTGCTGCAGGTCCTGCTCTTCGCCGGTGCTCAAGAGCTGGAAGGAGCTGGGCGGCGAGGATGTGGCGGACTGGACTCAGGGCCAGCGTGCCAGCATGGACGGCGCGGTGCCGGCGGATACCACGTACAAGGAATGGTTCGAGCGCCAGGGCGCTGATAGACAGGCGGAGATCCTCGGCCCAGCCCGGGCGAAGCTCTACCGCCAGGGCGATCTGCCGCTGGAGGCCTTCAGCAACAACAAGGGGCAGATGCTCACCCTGGAGCAGTTGAAGGAGCGGCAGCCAGCCGCATTCAAGGCTGCCGGCTTATGATTGCGGCGTGACGCTGAAGCTTGTGCCGCCCACCCCAAAGCCCGAAGAGACGCCCGCCGAGAAGGTGCGGCGCCGGGTCCGTGAGGCCGCGCCGCGCCATCAACTGGTTTGCCGCCGCTGCGGTGCCAGCGAGTTCATCGAGACGCGCGTGGGTGTCCAAGTCTCACCGGCCGGCAAGCCGGTGGGCGGCGCCAAGGCGCTGATCTGCCTTCACTGCTTCGTCAAACGAGGGGAGCGAGTAGAAGCCCCCTGACCACACCACAAGGCCCGCCCCGCGCGGGCCTTTTTCATTTCTGAGCCGCCCCAGGCAACTGCGGGCGGCTTTTTTCATGTCCAAAACGCGGATGCGGAGTAGGGCGGACCGTCCCGGATGGGGCACACCAACTGGCCGGATGGCCTCAAACGCACCATGAAACTCAAGCTCGACGACAAAGGCAATGTGGTTGTTCAGGACGGCAAGCCCGTCTATGTCAAGGACGACGGCAGCGAGGTCGCATTCGATGTGGTTGGCACCACCAACACCATCAGCCGCCTCAACGCCGAGGCCAAGGGCCACCGGGAGCGCGCGGAAGCCGCCGAAGGCAAGCTCAAGTCCTTCGACGGCATTGAGGACCCGGAGGCCGCGAAGAAGGCACTGGGCACCGTCGCCAACCTGGACGCCAAGAAGCTGATCGAAGCGGGCGAGGTCGAGAAGGTCAAGGGCGAGATCAAAGCCGCCTACGAAAAGCAGTTGGCGGATGCCAACAGCGAGACCGAGACCTTGCGGGGGCAGCTCCACGGCCACATGGTCGGCGGCTCCTTCACCCGCTCCAAGTTCGTGACCGAAAAGCTGGCCATCCCGGCCGACCTGGTGGAGGCGCGCTTCGGCAAGCACTTCAACGTGGTGGATGGGAAGGTCGTGGCGACTGATGCCAACGGCAACAAGATCTATTCGGCCTCGAACCCAGGCGAGCTGGCGGACTTCGATGAAGCCCTGACCACGATCGTCGGCGCCTATCCACAGAAGAACCAGATCCTGAAGGGTTCAGGCGCTGCTGGCGGCGGCTCGGGTGGTAGTGGTGGCGGCAAGTCTCAAACGAAGGGCGACTTCGGCGGCAGCAAGAGCGAACGCGTCGCTGCGATCAACGCCAAGTTCAGCCTTCCCTCCTAAAGCACCTCTCCATACCCTGAAAGGGACCCCATGCTCTCTCAAATGCAAGTCTTCAACGACTTCATCATGCCGGCGACCATCGAAACGCTGGCCCAGATGGTGGACAAGTTCAATGCCGCATCCAGCGGCGCCATTCAGCTGACCACTGAAGGCTTCACCGGCGACTTCCTGCAGGAGTCGTTCTTCGCCAGCATCCACGCAGCCCAGCGCCGAGTGAATCGCTACGGTGCGAATGCAGCAGCGACGGTGACGGACCTGAGCCAGCTCAAGTTCTCTGCCGTCAAGGTCGCCGGCGGCTTCGGTCCGATCCGCTTCGAGCCCTCGCAGCTGACGTGGCTGAGCAAGCCCACGGCTGAAGGTATCGAGGTGGCCAGCCGCAACTTCGCCGAGGCGATGCTGCGCGACCAGCTGAACACGGCCATCGCCGCTCTGGTGGCCGCGATCCAGAACCAGGCCGCCGCCACCAACGATGTCAGCGCAACCGCCGGCATCAGCTACAGCGCGTTGAACGGCGCGCACGCCAAGTTCGGTGATCGCTCCAGCGACATCGTGGCCAACGTGATGACCGGCGCGGTCTATCACAAGCTGATCGGCCAGAACCTGACCAACGCGCAGAACCTGTTCAAGGCCGAGGGCGTGACCATCGTGGACATCCTGAACAAGGCCGTGATCGTCACCGACGCCCCGGCCCTGTATGCCGCTGGCACGCCCAACAAGCAGAAGGTGCTGGGCCTGGCCTCCGGCGCGGCGGTGGTGTTCGACGGCGGTGACGTGATCTCGAACATCGAGACCGTCAACGGCAAGGAGCGCATCGAGACCACGATGCAGGTGGACTACACCTTCGGCCTCGGCATGAAGGGCTACACCTGGGACGAGGCCAATGGCGGCAAGTCGCCGACCGACGCGGCCCTGGCCACCGGCACCAACTGGGACAAGGTCGCGACCGACATCAAGCAGACCGCCGGCGTGATCGCCATCGGCGACGAAGCCAAGTAATCGGTTCCTGACCGCCACACAAGCGGGGCTTCGGCCCCGCTTTTTCATTTGAGGCCCACATGTCCCAAGAAAAGCACGCCATCTGGTACGAGCCGCACCCGGTCAGCCCCGAGCGCAAGGCCGCCATCCGCTCCTTCGGCTTCCGGATCCTGGATGCCGACTTCAAGCCCACCGACTACGAGAACCCCGACGTTCCCGAGCTGCAGCTGGCCCCCGAGCTCCGAAGCGATGGCCCCACCGTGGCTGAGTTCGTGGCTGCCGGCTACCTCGCAATCGACTACCCGCCCACCGGTTACACGCCGGTCAGCACGGCCGAAGAGGTGTCGCAGGTCATCGCGGACCAGCAGGCCCAGGTGCAGCAGGTCCCGGCAAGCGATGAATCCGCACTGGGCCAAGGCGCTGACGAAGCGCAGCAGGTCGAACTGACCGCCACCCAGATCAAGGACCTGCTGACCGCCAAGGGCATTGCCTTCAAGGGCAACGCGTCCCGCGAGTCGCTGTTGGAGCTGCTCAACGCCGCTCCCAACGCCTGACCCAACACCGCTGAGGTAGACCACCCATGCCCACCGTTTCTCAAGGCTCATCCCAGACCCTGAACCTCGGCCCGACCGACGCCTACAAGGTGAGCGTTGCAGACGGTGGCGAGGCGTATGTGGACCTTCTGGCCGGCGCGCCCGGATCGCCCTACCAATCGCCGCGCCTGCGCTCACCCACGGATTCCAGGCAGTTCGGTCCCTACGGCGTACCGGCCGTGGTTCGGGTTCGCTCACAGACTGGCACCACGACCTACGAGCAGGTCGGCCAGCAGCTGGCGCTGCGCCAGGACGCCGTCTCCAAGAAGATCACCAACTCGCTAGGCGAAGAGGTGGTGGTGAGCGGTGCTGCTGCTTCGAGCGGCGGCCCCATCGCAGCCTTGCGCACCTGGTATCAGGCGGTGGCAGGTCGAGACTACGCAGCCGCAAAGATCGTCGGCATCGGTGATTCCTGGATGGAGTACCGCACGGCCACGGCCTTCGGCCGCCAGTGGACGCAGCTGCTGCCCAAGCGCCTACGCGCCAAATACCCCACGGCCGGCATTGGCTCGGGCGGCGGCATCGGCTACGTGCCGATCCAGAACGTCAGCATCTTCGCGCCCTACACGAACCCCTGGGTTCTGGCGGGCGCGCCTGCTCAGAACTTCACCAGTGGCGGCCTGGGTCTCCGGTACAACATTTTTGGCGCAGCCGGGCAGACCGCAACCATCACCTTCACGGGCACGCATGCGGTCATTCACTACCTGAAGGCCTCCAGCACTCGTGTCGGCTACTACAAGGTGGACGGCGGGGCCGCGGTGACGTTCGAGACCAACAACGGTGCGATCTCTGACAACGGATACGTCACGATCGGCCCACTGGTCTCTGGCCAGCACACGCTTGAGGTGGGGTGGTCGTCTGGTGGCCAGGTCTACATCGCTGGCGCTGCGTTCTACGACGGCGATCTGAACGCCGGCATTCAGTTCTACGAAGGTGGCCATACGGCATTCCGGACGACGGACTACCTGGCCGTGCCCGCCCTGGATGCCCGCATCGCCACCATCGGCCCGCACCTGCTAATCATTGCCCTGGGCCAGAACGATTTCGCGCAGGGCGCCGGGCTGTTCATCAGCGCCGCCCAGTACAAGGCCAACCTGGAGACCTACATTGCCCGACTGCGTGCGGCGGGTGTGACGGCCTCGATCCTGCTCATGACCAGTGCGGACACCACACTGATCAAGAACGCAGGACAGACCAGCAACTGGTCCGACTTCGTGCAGGCGGCCAAGGACATCGCCGCCGCAGATACGGGCGGCCCTGGGGGTGCTTCGGGCGTGGCCCACATCGCCCTGTCCGACTCTGGCCGCATCCCAGCATCGCCTGGTGTGGCCGGCGGCCTGTGGGCAGATGCGGCGCACGGCGGCGACGTGATCCAAAGCTGGATCGCCGACATCCTGGTGCCGCCGCTGTCGATGGCCTGACTGATCAGCGCGGCGGCGCGGAAGCCGGCGGCGGAGGCGCCTCGGCCCTGGCCAGCTTCTCAGGGGGGTGCTGGCCGTAGCCCAGCACCGCCAGCAGGCCGACGAGGGCCGCGCCGATCAGCCCATGCCGCCATCCGAATCCTCCAAGCCACGGATCCACCAGTGGCTCCCGATCTTCAATCCCTGAATCGTTTTGTTGCATGCGCCGATTCTCATCGGCCGGCATCAGCAATCCCACCCCCTCGGGTGGGGGAGAAAGCCATATGGCCCTTATCGTGGAAGACGGCACCGGCCTGGCCGATGCCGAGTCCTACGCCAGCGTGGCGGATGCGGACGACTACTTCACCAAGCGCGGCAACGCGGCATGGCCGGTGATCACCACCGACAAGAAGGAAGCGCTGCTCCGCCAGGCCACGGAATGGCTGGGCGGCTACACCGGCCGCTGGGCTGGCTGCCGGGTGAAGACCACCCAGGCGCTGGACTGGCCCAGGTCCAGCGTGCGCGTGGATGGCGTGACGTTGGCCTACGACAAGGTTCCCGTCGCCCTGGTGCGTGCTACGTGCGAGCTGGCCGTGCGTGCCAGCGCTGCGACCTTGACCGCCGATGAGGGCGCCCAGGTGAAGAGCGAGACCGTGGGCCCGATCGAGACGGTCTACGCCGACGGCGCCCGCCAGCAAACCCGCTACCCAGCGGTGGAGATCCTGGTGGCCCCGCTGCTGCGCTCTGCAGGCGGCATTCGACTGGTGAGGGCCTGATGGGATTCGACTACGCCAAGACCGCGGCGACCGTGCTGCGCCTGCTGGCTCGCTTCGGCGCGCCGACCACTCTGAAGGTGAAGACCGGCCAGGTCTATGACCCGGCCACCGGCACCACCACGGCCACCGAGACAACCTACCCCTGCACCGCCTGCAATACCCAGGCGGAGCGCAGCTATGTGGACGGCACGCTGATCGGTGATGGTGCTCGCGTCTTCCTGGTCGCACCCCAGGGCATTCCCGAGCCCAAGCCCGGCATGAAGCTGGTGTGGCAGGGCGCTGACCTGGCGGTGACCATCTGCAAGCCCTTGGCTCCGGCCGGCGTGCCGGTGATGTACGAGCTGCAGGTGAAGGGATGAAGACCGGTTGGTCCGTCCCGCTGGACAAGCTGGTGGAGAAGACCAAGTTGGACCTGGAGACGGTGGCGCGCAAGACCTCGCTTCAACTGTTCAGCTCGGTGATCAACCTCTCGCCGGTGGATACGGGGCGATTCCGCGCCAACTGGAATGTTGCTTACGGGACGCCTGATCGCTCGGTCGGCCAGTTCACCGACGCCACCCGGGCCCAGACCGAGGCAAGCAAGGCCCTGACGCTGGAGCTGGGCGGCGTGATCTACATGACCAATTCGCTCCCCTACGCCAAGCGCCTGGAGCACGGTTGGTCCAAGCAGGCCCCCACCGGCATGGTCCGCAAGTCCGCGCTCATGTTCACCCGGTTCGTTAGGAAGAACTCCCGATGAGCAACAAGATCATCCGCGCCGCCTTCGAGACCCGGCTGGCGGCCTGGGCGGCGGCGCAGGTCCCGCCGATCCCGGTGGCCTATGAGAACGGGGGCGACTTCACGCCGCCTTCCGACCGATCCCGCTACGCCCACTGCTACCTGATGCCGGTGGATCTGGACACCCAGACCGTGGACATGAAGCACCTCGTGTTCGAGGGGCTGTTCCAGGTCACGCTGTTCATGCCAGCCGGTGAGGGCAATGGACCCACCGACGACCTGTGCGAAAGCCTGGCCACCACCTTCAGTCCCACCGCGCCGATGGTGCGCGCAGGCCTGCCGATCTTCATCACTCGACCCATGGGCCGCCGCAGTGGCGACCCGGAAGACGGCTACTTCGTCGTTCCTGTTTCCTGCGCCTACCGCGCTGACACCTACCCCAACACCTGAATCCCGCCCGTCTCGGGCATCGCACCAAGCCGCCTTCGGGCGGCTTTTTTCATTCCCGAAAGGCAATCCCATGGCTGTTTCTCTACCCAACGGCACCACCTTCGCGATGGCGAGCGGTTACGGCACCGCCATCGTCATGAGCGATGTGTCCAACGCGACCGAGGCTGTCGCCACACTCGCCGCCGGCCACGGCCTGGTGGTTGGCGACTACGCCGAGGTCACCTCGGGCTGGTCTCGCTTGACTGGCCGGATCATGAAGGTGAAGGCTGTGGCGACGAACCAGGTCACCTTCGCCAAGCTGAACACCTCGAACGTCAACAGCTACCCGGCCACACTCGGCGCCGGCACTGTGCGCAAGATCACCGGCTGGACTCCGATCCAACAGATCACCAACACCAGCAAGGACGGTGGCGAGCAGCAGTTCGTCACCTTCCAGTTCCTGGAGGCGGACTCCGAAGGCCGTATCCCGACCGTCAAGAGTGCGTCCGGCATGACGATTCAGATCGCGGATGACCCCGATTTGCCCGGCTTCGCGCTGCTGCAGTTGGCCAACGACGACCGCCAACCGCGCGCCCTCAAGGCGGCCCTGCCGAACACGAAGGAGATCCTCTACAACGGCTATGTGGGCTTCGATGACAACCCGTCGATGACGCCCAACGAAATCATGGCCTGCCCGATGACCCACTCGTTCGTCGGCCGCCCGCACCGCGTCTAAGCCACCTTGAGCCCGCCTGAGCGCGGGCTCTTTTTATTCCATAGGAGACCCTATGAGCACCCCAAAAGTCAGCCTTGATCCGAACCCGACCTTCCGCAAGGAAATCGTCATTCCCGGCCCCGGCGGCCAAGAGCTGAAGTTGGACCTGGAGTTCCGGCACCGCGACGTGGATGAGCTGAAGGAGTTCATTGCCGGTGAGAAGGCCGTGGGCCGCTCGGATGTCCAGTCGATCCTGGAAGCCGTGGCGAACTGGCACAACTGCACCGAGGAATTCAACGAAGCGTCAGTGGCCAAGCTGGTGCAGAAGTGGCACTCCGCCCCGGGCGTGATCGCCGCCAGCTACGTGCACGAGCAGACCGGAGCCCGGTTGGGAAACTGAGGGAGGCCGGCCGGCGCCGGTGGCTCGCGCCGCCGACCCCTGAAGAGTTGGAGGGTCTCGGCCTTGAGATGGAGGACGTGGCGGCGGACTACCAGGTCGTCCTGTGGCCCAGCACCATTGAGTCCTTCTACATCTTCACCAGCCTCGATGACCAATGGCTTTGCGGCCCGGCCGGCCTCTACGCCCTCAACGCCCAGTCGATCGAATCTGTCTTCCGCATGAAGGGCATTCCGCGCAGGCGGTGGCCGGAGCTGTTCGAGGACATCCGCGAACTGCAAGCCGGCGCAATGCAGGCCATGGAAGAGAACCGACCCAAGAAGCCCCAGTGATGGGGCTTTTCTCATTGGACACGCATGGCTGACGAAATCACCACCCTTGGTCTAGGCGTCGATACCTCACAGGTGAAGACGGCCCAGAAGGACCTGGACCAGCTCACCGGGCACGGCGACAAGGCCGCCACGATGGCCGAGGCGCTGGCCAAGGCCATGCGCGATGCCGGCCAGGCGTCCGCTGCCGCCATGGATCGCCTTGAGCGTGCCGTGCGCGACTCCACCACAGCCACCACGGCCCTGGCCGCTGCCATGGGCCGCACCCGGGTGGCGAACGAAGGTATGGCCGAGTCGTCGGACAAAGCCGCGTCGGCCGGCGACCGCCTGGTGGATTCACTTCGCGACCAGGTAGCCACCTTCGGCAAGGGCGCCGAGGACCTGCTCCGGTACCGGGCCGCTCAGGCGGGCGTGGCCGCCGAAGCGGCTCCGCTTATCCTGCAACTGGAGAACCAGCGCGCAGCGCAGCGCGATGCTGCAACATCAGCACTGGCGGAGGCCCAGGCCCAGAGGGAAGCCGGCCAGGCCAAGCTCGCCGCCCAGCGCCAGCAGGACAGTTTCCTGGATTCGTTGAAGACCCAGGCGGCGACTTACAAGATGTCCACGGCCGAGGCTCTGGCCTACCGGGCGGCGCTGTTGGGTGTTTCGGAGCAAGCGGCTCCGTACATCAAGCAGCTGGAAAGCGCGAAGGATCAGACGCGCAAGTTCGGCCAAGGCGCCAAGCTGACCGCGCAGGAGGCGCAGCAGCTCAGTTTTCAACTGAACGACCTGTTCGTTCAGATCTACTCCGGTGGGTCACCAATGACTGCGCTGGTGCAGCAGGGGTCTCAACTGAGCGGCACCTTCGGCGGGCTGAAGAACACCGCCGCCGCGCTGAGCACGGTGTTCACGGGAACGCGCCTGCTGCTGGGTGGGTTCGCCGCCGGCATCGGCGCGCTGGCGATGGCCTACTACCAGGGCGCCCAGCAAAGCGAGGACTTCCGCAAGTCAATCATCCTGACGGGCAACGCCGCAGGCGTGACCGAAGGGCAGTTCAACGCGATGGCCAAGAGCGTGGCCAACGCGGCGAACGTGAGCCTGGGGAGCAGCCGCGAGATCCTGCAGGGCCTGGTGAGCACCGGCCAACTGAACGGGGACGCGCTGAAGGCATCCGCCCAGGCGGCCCAGCTCTACGCCAAGGTCACCGGCGCCTCGAACGAGGAAGTGGTGAAGACCTTCGCCGGCTCCGCTGAAAGCGTGTCGCGCTTCGCGGCGCAGATGAACAAGAGCTACAACTTCCTTGACGCTGACCAGCTGAAGTACATCCGTCGCGCGGAGGAACAGCAGAAGGGCGACGAGGCCCTTGTGTTCGTCATGGGGAAGCTCAGCGAGCGGTTGGACGCGACAGCCAAGAACGTGGGGTACCTGGAGCGCGCGTGGAACTCAGCCAAGACTGCCGCCGGCAACTTCTGGGACGCGGCGAAAGGGGTGGGGCGCGCTGACACCACGGACGACCTGATCGCGGATGCAGAAGCTCGCCTGAAGGCGCTGGACAGCCGTAGGTCCAACAATCCCGCCGCCACTGCAGCACGCCGCGAGGCTATCGAGTCCGAGTTGGCGGCCCTGCAGAGGGTTAAGCAGGTCAGCGAAGAGACGGCAAAGCAACAGGCCGAGAGCGTCGAAACCCAGCGCGTCAAAGACACCCTGAACCTGCGCCTGGAGGCGTCGCTCAGTCGGCAAGTGAAGTGGGCGCGAGCGATTGATGATGCCAACAAGCTCGCTGATAAGGCCAACGCCACGCCTAACGAACGCAAGGCGCTGCTCAAGAACATCAACGACGAATACGACCCCGGCGCGCAGGCGGCGCGCTCGGCTTCGGCCGTCTCGGACATCCAGCGCAGCCTGTCGGCGCTGACGGCCTCCTACCAGGATGCCGAATCGGTCTTGGAGACCACCCGCCAGGCGGGCCTGATCAGTGATCAGCAGTACTACGACGCCAAGCGGGCATTCATCGACCTCTACCGCCAGGCCCAAGTGAAGGCGCTGGGCGACGAGAACGGGCAACTTCAGCAGTCGATGAAGCGGGACAACCTGACCACCGCCGACCGCTTGAGCCTGCAGGGCAAGATCAAGGACAACCTCGCGCAGATCAACGAGATCAACAACAAGGCCGCCGCATCCACGGTCAACCTGGGGATCCAGCAGAACTCCGCCGCCGCTGCGGCAAAGAAAGCCTACGCCGAGGCGCGACAGTCCGCTCAGGACTACCTCGACACACTGACGCGCTCGCAGGACCGCGAGCTGCAGCTGATGGGGGCCGGTGACAAGGCACGCCAGCGCGAGCAGGGCCGCAACCAGATCAGCGACCGCTACGACGACCAGATTCGCCAACTGGAGAACAACAAGAGCCTGTCGCAGATGCAGGGTCGGTTCGATTCGAACGCGCAAAAGCAGTACGACGACCAGCTGGCGCTGATCAAGGAGTTTCGCGAGAAGGCGCTCGGCGAGTGGGACAAGTACTACGACGCCCGCCTGGCGAAGGAAAGCGACTGGTCTGTGGGCGCCGGCGAGGCCATGACCAACTATGCGGCGAACGCCAACAACACCGCCGCCCAGGCCCAGAAGTTCTACGAAAACGCCTTCTCCTCGATGGAGGACGCGTTGGTGAATTTCGTGATGACCGGCAAGCTGGACTTCAAGTCTCTCGCGAACTCGATCATCAGTGATCTCGTGCGGATCATGATCCAGAAGCAGATCACGGGCATCTTTGGCGGTACCGGCGGCAGCGGGGGGGTGCTCTCGATGGCCGGAAGCTTCTTCCACGGCGGTGGCGTGGTCGGCACAGACTCTCCGGCCCGCACCCGCTCGCTGCCGGCATCCACCTGGGCAGGGGCCCCGAAGTTCCATAGCGGCATGCTGGCCTCGGACGAATACCCGGCCATCCTTCAGAAGGGTGAAAGCGTTCTGACGGCGGCTCAGATGCGCGCCATGGGCGCTGCGTCATCCAGCGGGTCCGGCGGTGACGTGAAGGTCGAGGTCTACAACCAGACCGGCAAAGCTGCGAACGCCGAAGCCACCACCCAGCAGCAGCCGGACGGCTCTACGCTCGTGAAGATCCTCCTGAAGGAGGTGGCCAACGACATGGCGTCGGGCGGCATCACGGCTCGCGCAACCCAGGGCCGCTTCGGCCTAAAGACCAACTGATATGGCCGCACTCCCTTCCTATGTCGGTGTCACGCTGGCCAACACCAGCGAGGACTTTGACCCCGAAGTCATCTCCACCCAGATGGAACGCGGCCTGGACAAGACCAGGCTCGGCAACACCAGGGTGGTGATGAAGGTCACGGTCGGCCTGCTCTTCAAGAGCCGGGCCGACACCGTGGCCTTCGATGACTGGTACTTCAACACCATCGGCCGCATCGGTTGGTTCGACTGGTTCGACTCGCGCTACCAGGTGACCCGGTCGGTTCGATTCGAGGGCGGGAAGCTGGGCGCCCTGACGCCTCTGGCTGGGCGCTTCGAGGTGGCCAGCCGCACCGCTGTTCTGGAGTTCCTGCGATGAGCCTCCGAGAGAACAATCAGCGCGTCACCAACCCTGGCGGCTCAATCGAACTGCTGGAGATCACGAACCCTGGCTTCTCGGAGCCGATGCGGATTGCCAACAACTCGGAAGACGTGGCCAGCCAGGGCGTGACGTACGTCGGCGTCAACTTTGGCTTCACCCTGCCGGAGGACGTGAGCGGCAGCGCCCCGCGTATGCAGCTGACGATGGGCAACGCCGGCACCAGCATCACCGATGAGCTGGAGCGCATCACGCCCGGGTCTATCACCATGGCCCGGCTGATCATCATCGACCGCAGCGAGCCGGACGTGCAGGAGAAGGTGTTCAAGATGCCGATCTCCAGCGTGGTGTGCACGCCGTCCGCCGCCACGGCCACGGCCGGGTGGGACGAGATCATGCGCCAGGCGGCCGTCAAGCAGATCGCCAACCAGCACACGCTGCCCGGGATCTTCTGATCGTGCGGGCCCAGGATCTCGACCGCTTCTGCGGTCTGCCTTACTGCGCGCGCTCGATGGACTGCGCGGACCTGTTTGTACTGGTCCAGCGGGAGCTGTTCGGCAGAGCCGCTGAGCTCGCCGGCACCCGGCCACGCCCACGCCGGCAGGCTGACCAGGCCGCCCAGTTGGTCGCCCACACCGCGGCCCTTGGTCGCCGGGTGGATGCGCCGCAGGACGGCGACGCCGTGTTGATGCTGGATTCCGGCCAGAGCACCCCGGGGCACATCGGCACCTACTTTTTCTTGGCATACGAACCGTGGGTGCTTCACACCTCCCACGTCATCGGCGCCAGTCGCATGCATCGCCTTCACGAGCTGCCGGCCTACGGCCTTCGTGTTGAAGGGTTCTACAGATGGAATTGAACACCGCAATGGTGGGCGGCGCCCCGGCTGAACTGCTGGACCCGCCGGCCCCTGGCCGCCTCATCGTCACGCCGCATCCGGTGCTGCTGGAAGGCCAGCGCAACGTCCCGGCGGATCTGCAACCAGGTGAGAGCCTGGAATCGTTCCTGGAACGCCACTTGGATGGCATCGGCTCTGGGGCGTGGTCCGTCTCCATCGGCGGGTATGAGGTGCCGCGTGCGCTGTGGTCCCGTACCTGGCCCAAGCACGGCCAGGTCATCGCCTGCAGGGCCTCGGTGCAGAAGAGCGCGCTGAAGTTGGTGGCTATCGCGGCGCTGGTGTATTTCACCGGTGGTATCGCCCTTGCGGGCGGAGCGATGGCCTTCGGCGGCTCCATGCTTTCGGTTGGCCTCGTCGTGGCTGGCGCGGCCATCATCAACAAGGTTCTGACACCGAAGGTTCCGAAGGCCGGCAGTGGGACGGCGAAGGAGGTGTACAGCCTCTCCGACCAGCGGAATTCGGCGCGGCAGAACGAGCCCATCGGCGTGCTGCTGGGCGAGATGCGTGTGACGCCGGACCTGGCCAGCAACCAATACACGTGGTTCCAGAGCGATGACCAATACCTGGCCAGCACGCTGCTGGGCGGGATCAACGTCGCGAGCTATTCGGATCTATCGGTGGGCGACACGCCGCTGTCCAACTACAGCGACGTGACGGTCTACACGAACGGCTTCAGTGGCATGCCGAGCGTGCCTGTTCCGCTGTACAGCAACGCCGACACGATCGAAGGCGCGCTGCTGGAGGACACCCAGGAGTGGGTTACCCGCACCAGCAGCGTTGACTCGCTGCAGCTCCAGATCGATCTGGAATACAGCCTCTACAAGTCGGGCGAGGGCCTCTCGCTCGCGTTCCTGATCGTGGAAGCTCAGTACCGTGCTGTCGGCACGTCTTCCTGGCTGCCGTTTGGTCGTGGCACCAGCGGCACGCCCGGCAACTACTCCTATTCGAACAAGTCCACCGAGCTGCGACGCACCACCCTGACCCAGGTGGTGGACCCTGGCCAGTACGAGGTGCGCATGCGCCGCGTAAACGGCATCAACGACAGCAACACCACCCGGACTGCCCAATGGACCTACCTGCGCAGCATCCAGCCGGACTCCACTGATTATTCGGACTGGGGTCGCATCGGCATCAAGATCAAGGCCACAGGCCAACTCAACGGCACGCTGGATACCGTCCGTGCCACGTTCCATCCCCGGCCACTCCCGGTGTGGAACGGAACGGCCTGGATCAACGCGACGACCCGGGCCGAGGGCATCAGCAACCCAGGGGCGCTGATCCTGCTGGTGCTGCGCGGCGTCCGAGATGCGGCAGGGAACCTGCAGTTCGGCATGGGCATGTCGGATGACCAGATCGGCTTGGATGGCCTGAAGGGCTTCATGCTGCATTGCGCGGCCAACGGCTACACCTATGACCGTTGGATCACCGAAGCGATCAGCCTGAACGACCTGCTGGAAGAGATCGCGCTTGCCGGCATGGGGCAGTTCATGTGGCTCAACGGGTCGTCCCCCACCGTGATGTGGGCGGCCAACGGCCAACCGCTTGGCGGCGTGGTCAACATGGCCAACATGACGCGCGGCAGCTTCCAGGTGAGCTACACGCTGACCAACGCGGCCGACGGCATCGAATACCAGTACCAGGACCGGGACAAGGACTTCGAGACCGTCACCCTGCGTGTCACGGCGCCGGGCGTCACCACGATGCTGAACCCGGCCCGGATCACCGGTGTCGGTGTCACCACCGAAGCGCATGCCGCCGTCCTGGCGCGGTACCACCTCGGCCAGAGCCTGTACCAGTTCAAGGACATCAGCTTCGGCGCTGACATCGAGCACCTGGACTACCGCCGCATGTCCATGCTGAGCCTCAGCCACGACATGACGCAGTGGGCCCACGGTGGCCGCCTGGTCAGCGCGTCGCTGGTTGGTGGGGTGATCTCGCTGGAGCTGGACCAACCGGTGCCCGCGCTGCCAAGCCGCTTCGTCGGCCTGCGCGTGCCTGGCGAGGTGGATTACCGCGTCTTCGGCGTGCAGGCCTTCACCGGCACATCCGATGTTCTGACGCTCACGGGCTCCTGGCCCGATGGTGTGGCGTTCCCTGGAGACACCAGCGGCAACCCCGCCCATGACACCCTGTGGTGCTACGACGTGAAGGCCACGCCTGGCTATCGGGTGCGGGTGGTGCAGATCGAGCCAGAGCCGGACCTCAAGGGCGCCACGGTCCGCGTGGTGCCGGAGAGTGACGAGTTCTGGACCTATGTGCTCACCGGCGCATACCAGCCTGCGCCTGTCCAACCGGCCAACCCGCAGTTGGACCCGCCGGTGGTGTCCAACATCCGCGTGACCTCCCAGACCAACACCCAGGGCAACACCGAGTGGGTGCAGCTCAATGTGGCCTGGGACTGCAGCGGCGAGGTGGAACACTGCCAGGTCTGGGGCACCATCGACGGGCAGGAGCAGCGCCTGCAGGACGGTGCTGCCGTGGGCAACCGGACCAGCTTCCGGATCGACACGAACGGCTCCTGGCTGATCAAGGTGGTGCCGTTCGATTCGAAGGGCAGGGCGGGCGCCTCCGCGTCCGTGCTGTTCCTGACCGACGCCCTGGACGCGCCACCGTGGAACGTGGACCAGTTCGCGTTGGACGATTTGGTCGCCGGCATCCGCCGCTTCCGCTTCGGCTACAGCGAGAGCAAGCCACCGGCCTATGCCGGCGTGCAGATCCGGTACCGCGCCGGCCTCACGCCAGTGTCGGTGGATGACTGGGCTGACATGACGCCGCTGGGCGCCGCCTCGGACATCTACACCGGTGCCGTGGAGACCACGCGCCCGCCCGCTGGTGCCTGGACCTTCGCATGCCGCGCCATCACCACGGCGGGCGTACTGGCGGAGGGTGTGGCCCAGTTGTCGCGGACCCTGACGGAAGCCTTCAGCGACATCATTGCGGAGGACCCGACGCCGCCCCCGACGCCGCAGAACGTGGAGGTGGCGGCGGGCTTCTCGAAGCTGATCATCACGCACGATACGCCCACCTATACCGCCGGCCATGGCCACAAGAAGACGAAGGTCTACGGGAAGGTTATGGCGGCCGGCGACCCACTGCCGGTGTTCGCTGATGCCTCGCCGCTGCACGAGTTCACCGGCCCAATCACGAGCTACCCGGCGCCGCTGGGCACAACCCTGCGCCTGTGGCTGACCTGGGTCACGAACGACGACGTGGAATCGCTGGTGCCGGCCGGCGGGGACAACGGCATTGCCGTCACCACCGGAAAGATCGGCGGCCAGGACTTGGCGCCACTCGCGGTCACTGCTGCGGCGCTCGCGGCCGATGCAGTGAACCTGGGCTCGGATAAGGTCACCGGCACGATCACAGACCCGGCCCGCTTCGGCGCGCTGGCGGTCGGCTACACGGTCACCCAGTACCTTCTCGCGACAGAGGGGTACATGGCGGCTCTGTACGTAGACAACGCGCAGATCAGCTCGCTGTCGGCCGACAAGATCCTGGCCGGCGCCCTGGCGGTGGGCCGATACCTCCGAAGCACGAACTACGTCGCCAACAACAGCGGCTGGAACATCGGTGCTGACGGCTCCGCCGAGTTCAGCAACGTGCACATCCGTGGCACCAGCACCTTCGACGGCCAGGTGACGATGCGGAACCCGAACGGGTCGATCGCCTTCCAGTCTGGGGTGGTGAATCTCGACTCATCGCTGGTCAACCCCTCCAATGGCTGGCTCAACAGCAGCAATGCCAGCAGCGCGAACCTGATCCCCAACTCGGACCAAACCTCGTCAGTGACGATGGCCTACGGAAACACTGTGGCCGGCAGCATTGATGTGGGCCTGCAGTACGCCTCAAACTTCTGGCCTGACACCTACACGCTGCACGGCACCGGAACCCGCAACCTGACGATTCACCAGGCCACCAACAATGGCACGGGGGACAACGGCGTGGGTGCGGACATCTACCCGCTGGGGGCGTGGGACCTGGCCCACTCCGTCCCTGTTCTGGCCGGCCAGCGCTATTGCATGTCGGTCTATTTCCAGGCGCACCGCTGCTGCGGCGGGGTTGGAATCCAGTTCTTCGCAGTGGATGGCAGCTTCATCTCCGAAGCCTACTCGGGCGCCACGTTGCCGGCTTGGCCGGCGATCACCAACGCCGACGACATCAACGCGTACAAGCGTCCCTTCGTCTTGGCGTCGGCGCCGTCCAATGCCGTGTACATGCGGCCCTATGTTCGGAAGCACAACACGCTCAGTGGCCAAGGGCTCACCGATTCCTGGTTCTGGCTGGCTGCGCCGCAACTTGAGGCGGTTGGCGCGACTGCGACAGGCCCAGGGGCCTACAGCCCAGGCCCTTCGCTGATCGCTGGGCGGCTCACCGAAGCGGTCGTTGCCACCTACATGGATGCCGCGGTGATCGACGCAGCGCACATCAAGCGCCTGTCTGCGACATTGATCTCTACGGGCATCAACGGCGGCACCGCCAGCGGCATCCAGATCGCTCAGAACCTGCTGTCGATCTTCACCGACACGAATGCCCAGATCATCGACCTGGGGAAGCTGGCATGAGCGAGTTCGGCTTCCGAGTCCGCAACGCGGCAAACCTAGCGGTCTGGTTCGATAGCCGCGTGGCCACCGCCGGGGTGTGCCTGGACTTCATCAACGAACCCGCAAACGCTGCTGGCTACACCAGGACCTACCCCACCTTCGTCGGCCGCACGGTCCGGATGGTGAGCATGGACCTGAACGGTGCAGTGGGTGGGGCGGCCGTTGATTACGCCCTCGGCTATCCACGCCTGACCGTGGGCACGTCGGCGTTCCCGCAGTCATTCATGCTGGTGGTTTCATGAGCACCTTTGGCATTCGGATCAAGACTCCGGGCCTGGGTCTGCTGGTGGCCAGCGACGGCTTTGGCTTGAACTACATCGGCAAGGCCTCGTTCGTCCAGGACGAGGTGGCGCCGGATATGAACGGGTTGAGCCCGGGCGGCGGAACCAAGCCGACATTCAAGCGGTACCGGATCGTCACGGCTTCGCCGGTTGTGGTGCCGTTCCTGTCGCTGTCCACTCGGTGCTGTGGCGTGGCCAAGATGACCAGATCTGGCAACACCTGGGACTTCGTGGTGTTCAACCAGGACGCCAGCAATGTGGCCGCGCCCATCGACATCTACTGCTTCGGCCGCCCCACCACGCACTCCACCTACGGCATGCGGATCCGGCAGAACGACGGCGTGACGCTGGCCTATGAGTTCGGGCTGAACCGCAACCTGATGTTCGCCGGCGTGGTGGACCTGGCCGCTGGCGTGAGCTCCGCAACGATCCCTTCCGGCATCGTCACCCCGGCAGTGATGGGCTTCGCCCTCGGCTTCATTGACCCGGCTTGGGTGCTGGTGAACGCGGCGCGCAACCAGTGGCGGGCGGATGCCTACATCCACGGATGGACGCTGAGCGGGACTGTCATTGCGCGGGCCCAGCGACAGCAGCGCGTGAACGGCGACGTTGTGGAGTACGGCGCCGGCGAGAGTCCCGGCAACGAGAACTACACCGGCCGTGCTGTCACGGCTTTCCTTATCGACGCGAACGGCCTGACCTGAGGAGGAAGAATGCCGATCCTGAAAAACCTGAATGCGCCCAACGGCGCTCAGTGCACGCTCCACCAGGTGCTGCACGTCGAATCCAACATCACCCAAGCGCCCGAGGTGCTGCTGGTGCGGTTGGCCAGCTACGTCACCGAGGACAACCTGTCGGCGGAGCAGCCGGCCTACCACTGGTCGCCGCTGCTGGTCCCGTTCCTCGGTCTCAATCCCACTGACTTCTTTGGCAGCATTGAGCAGGTGCTGCTGGCCGCATCGGACTCGCCGTTCGTGGGCGGCAGCCAGATCGCCGCAGTTGGCGACCTTCAGAAGGCAAGAGACCGGCGCTGGGCTCAGATCAAGCAGCTGCGCGAGGCCCACGAGTTCGGCCCACTGACCTGGGATGGTTCCGTGTTCGATGCCGATGAGCGGGCGCAGCTGCGCATCATGGGCGCGGTGCAGTTGGCGGCCCAGGCCGTGGCCGCTGGCCAGCCCTTCAGCATGGACTGGACCCTGGCGGACAACAGCATTCGGACGCTCAGCGCTGCAGACCTGATGGCGCTCGGTGAAGCGCTGGGCCAGCAGGTGGCCAGCGCGCACGAGACCGCCCGACTGCTGCGGGAGGCCATCGACGCGGCGGCAACTGTGGCAGAAGTGCAGTCCATCGACTGGCCTACAACTTAAGCATTCCGTTTTCGGCACGCTTTCAAGCGCGATCGCCGCAGGCGCTGTAGGCTTCGGTCCGTTCAAGGCTCACCCTCAATCTGGGGGTGGGCCTTTTTGTTTTGGCGCCGTGCGCCGCACCACAGAAGGGTTCCGCCATGGGCGACAAGACGGACGGCGCGGTGAGCGCATTCGAAGCGGCGGTGGCCGCGAGCGGCAGCAAGGTCACCTATAGCGGTGCCGGCGCTGCCGTGGCAGGCGGCCTGAGTTCCAACGACCTGGTTGCCCTCATCGGCTTGCTGATCGCCCTGGGTGGCTTCGTCGTCAACTGGTACTACAAGCGCAAGCACTACGAGCTGGCCGAGCGGCAGGCGGGCGGCGGCGGGAAGCTGCCGGAATACGATGAGCAAGCCTAAGGCGCTTGCGGCGGCAGGAGCAGCGGCGCTGCTGCTTGCCGCGCCAGTAGTCATGGTCTCCGAGGGGCTTCGGACTGAGCCATACCGCGACCCGGTCGGGATCCTGACGGTCTGCTACGGCGAGACGCACGTGCAGATGCGCCCGTACAGCCCGCAGGAATGCCGGGACATGCTTGGCGATTCGCTGGCTCAGCACTGGGCCGGCATTGCCGCCTGCGTGCCTGCGGATGCACCTGACCACGTCAAGGCTGCAACCTTGTCCTTCGCGTACAACGTGGGCGCTTCGGCCTTCTGCAACTCCACCATGTCCCGCAAGCTGCTGGCCCGCGACTATGCGGGCGGATGCGCGGAACTTTCCCGATGGACCTATGCCGGCGGCCAGCAGTTGCCCGGCCTGGTGAAGCGCCGTGCGAATGAGCGCGCACTGTGTGAAGGACGCGCATGAGCGAGAAGCCCACCAACCCCAAGGATGCCGTTGGTATCCGCAAGGTGCCGATCTCCTGTCTACCCGTCCGCGTGCTGTGGCGCGTGGGCCTGGCCATGATGGAGGGGGCGTTGAAGTACGGTCGCCACAACTACCGCGCCGCTGGCGTACGGGCATCGGTCTACTTCGATGCAGTGGTGGGGCGACACCTGCTCTCCTGGTGGGAGGGGCAGGACATCGATGAGGAGTCGAAGCTCCATCACATCGATAAAGCCATCGCCGGCCTGATGGTTCTGCGCGACTCGATCCTTCAAGGGAACTGGGAAGACGACCGACCGCCGCGCCAGGACCTGGACTTGAGCGACCTGAACGCACATGCCGGGATGCTGCTCGACATGCATGCCGACAAGAAAGTGCGCCATTTCACCATCGCCGACACGGAGGCCCCATGAGCACCCTCATCGCATGTGGGCTCGCCAGCTTCGTGTTCGTGGCGCTCTTCACCTGGCGGGCCTACACCCGCGCGCCAGGTCCGGGCCAGTCCCCGCGCAGCGCCATCGCGGAGGCGTGGGTGAACATCGCGGTCGGCTTCGCGTTCAACTTCATTGCCAATTTCCTGATCCTGCCGCTGATCGGCGCGCACCCGAGCGCGGCCCAGAACTTCTGGATGGGCTGGGTCTACACCGCAGTCTCCATCGTCCGTCAGTACGCGATCCGCCGGTGGTTCAACGCGCACCTTGTGGCGCTGTCGCGGCGGCTGGCCGGGGAGGGTGGCTCATGACCTGGTCAACTCGAATTCTGATCGGGCTCGTAGCCCTGATGCTCGCCTTCGCGGCGGGCATTCGCTTCCACATCCATTGGGCGGAGGGCAAAGCCGCTGCCAACCGGGCGCAGGCCAGCGAAGAGGCCAGAAAGGTAGAGCGCACCAATGCTGTCTCCACGATCCGCCGCATGGACAACTTTGCGCAGGCGCAGCAGCGTAATGCTGCTGCCGCTCTGCCTGCTCGCTCTGACCTTGAGCGGGTGCGGCACAGTCTCGACCGCATCGTGTCCGCCCCCGCCCCGGCCGCTTCCGCAACCTGCGGTGCTGACCCAAGACTCGCCGGACTCGTTGAGCTACTCCGAGAGAGCGCGGGCCTGGTTGAAGAAGGCCCGCGACACCTTGAAGAGCTACGAGCCCAACGAGACGCACTGAGCAAGGACCCGGACCATGAGTGACCGCACCTGCAGCGACTGCAAGCACTACCGGCCGGCGCCGACCGACAGCGCCACGGTGGCGGAGTACGGCGAATGCCGGGCCCACCCGCCCACTGTGATCGTGATCGGGGATGAGCCGGTGTCCGAGTTCCCGGCCGTCAATGCGGATGAGGGCTGCGGCGAATGGGAGCCCAAGCAATGACCCCGGCGGAGTTCGACCTACTCACCGAATTCGCCACTGCGCGAGAGCGAGAGATTCTGGAAGCGGTCGCGCTGCACGGTACCCAGCGGCGGGCGGCGGAAGTTCTGGGGGTCAGCAAGAGCGCCGTGAGCAATGCCTTTGACCATGCGCGCAAGCGGGCGGCCCGCAAAGGGCATGCGCCGGGCCACTTCGTCAGCGGCGTGGCGCCGGGCTACCTGATGGGAAAGGTGACGGTCCAGCGCGCCAAGGATGGCGCCGTGGAGCGGACCTGGGAGCGGCAGTCGCCGGAACAAGCCGCCCAGCAGGAGGCGCTGCGCGCAGGGCTGGAGGCCATGGCCGCCGAGCTGCCGCGCGTGAAGCCTCGCCGACCGGCAGCCAATGACGACGCCTACAGCTCGCACCTCATGGCCTGCTACCCCATCGGGGATGCGCACATCGGCATGATGTCCTGGCCAGAAGAGACGGGCGAGGCCTGGGACCTGAAGCAGGCGGAGCGGCTGCACTGCACGGCAATGGCCCGCCTGGTGGAAATGGCGCCTGCCTGCGAGGAAGCCGTGGTGGTGAACCTCGGCGACTTCCTCCACGCCGACAACATGGAAGGCGTCACCACCCGCAGCGGTCACCGCCTGGACATGGACAGCCGCTACGCCAAGATGGCGCGCGTGGCCGTCCTGACCCTGCGGACCATGATTGACACCGCCCTCACGAAGCACAAGCGGGTGCGCGTGATCAATGCGGTGGGAAATCACGACGACACGGGCTCCCTGTGGCTGAGCATTTGCCTGGCCCACGCCTACGAGAACGAACCCCGGGTGGTGGTGGATGCCAGCCCGACCCCGTGCCACTACATCCGCCACGGCGCCACGCTGGTGGGCGTCCACCACGGCCACAGCATCAAGCCGGAGCGTCTGCCTGGCGTGATGGCGACCGACCGGGCCGAAGACTGGGGCCAGACCCGCCACCGGTACTGGTGGATGGGCCACGTGCATCACCAGTCGGTCCAGAAGGACCACCCCGGGGTGTCGGTGGAATCCTTCCGTACCCTGGCAGCAAAGGACGCCTATGCGACCTGGGGCGGGTACCGGGCGCCGCGCGACATGAAGGTGATTCTTCTGCACGACCAACACGGGGAGGTGGGCCGCTACACGGTCACCCCTGAGATGCTGGCGGAGGTCGCGTGAAACGGTCGAACTGCCTGATCTGGGCGGTCTGCCTGTACCTCAGGCGCCGACGCAAGGGTGATGCCAGCATCTACCTGAGCGTGCGCCGGTCCAGGTGGGGGCGCTTCCCGCATTTCCTGGTGATGCGCCAGCGGCGCGACGGCCTATTCCGGGCGGTCAGCTACAAGCCGATCCACCCCCAGGAGAAGAAGCTGCCGCCGCCGGTTTTCCGTGGCCGCAGCCGCTGGGGCGACCTGTAGGTAAAACTCGCTCGACCGCCTGAGGCAAGCATTCATGTCCCCTGAATTATCGTAATACGCGAAATCTCTTGCCTACTCAGCATTAGCGTATTACATTAATTCCATGGACGGCACGGTGCCGGCCAGCAACAGGGAGATCAGAATGACCAATACCTACCGCGCCGCTTTCATCGCAGCTGACGCCGACTCCACCGGCGGCGGCATCGTCCTGACCACCGAAGAGCAGGCCGGCCTGCCGGATGCTGAGCTGCTGGCCGCCGCGCGGGTTGTGGCCGAGGAGGTCGGCGCTGAAGGCGAGATCGTCATCGGCGACTGGCGCGAATGA